GACGCCATAGCCGGCAGTGAAGACCGGGATCGGGTCACCGTCGTTGGCGTAGTCGGTCGAGTCGAAGGTGTATGGCGCTTGGCCGTCCATCGAGATCTGGACATCGTCAGCGATATCGCCGACCATGTTGTACAGGCGGGCCGTCTTGCCGATTGGCAGCACGGTCTGGATGCCCATCAGATCGTTGAGGATTTCCATCCCGATCTCTTGGTCGCGCAGCTCCAAGATTTGATTGTCGACCTCCTGCCAGAACTCGCGACCCAGGCCCGCCAAGGCGTTGCCGTTGAGTTGGAATTCCAGCTGGTTGGCTTGGAGCATCTCGCCCTGGAGAGCATTGCGGTTTGCGGCGAACATCGCAGCATGGCCGTTGTTCCAGATATCGCGGTTGGCCCACAACTCGGCCCAGTGACCGCCGAGGTGGCGGTTGGCCGCCAGTGCTTGGGGAGTAAAAAACATGCTGGCAGCTCCTTATGGGTTGACGACGGTGTGGTACTGAACGCGAATGCGAATCAGGTCCACATCGGTGATAGTGACTTCGTCCTGTTCTTGAACGTAGCCGATTGCATTGAAGGTGGTGCCGCTAGTGGATGGCACCAAAGTGATGACACCGCTGGCGGCGAGATATACCGACTGATCCTTGCGGTAGGTGCCATCCGCCATGCGCGCAGCAAACTCTCGGCCTTCTTCGATGTAGTTGCCGATTGCGGTATGGTTGACCGGGATCTGGTCCATGCAGCCCTTGCCTTCGTGAGAGGCCTCATCCAAGAGGTACAAGCGTGGGCCCAGGGTCGAGTTGCTGAGTCTGAATTCAAACTCATTGTCGTCGTTGAGCACTACGACGGTCCCCGGATAGCCGTTGACGGACATCCGACGAGTTTCGGTCTTGAACAGCGACTTGCCGTCAAGGTTGATGCGGCGGAAACGAGCCATGTCGTTATCTCCTAGTGGTTAGTGGGCAAGTCACGGGCGGCCCGTTACTTGGCGCCCTCGCGGAAGTAGGTGCCAGTTTCCGGCACACCCAGGCCAGTAACCTTCTGGGTGCTACTGTTGCCCGAGAGCAAGCCGGTGGCATCGCCACATTCTTTGAAGACCTTGGTCAGATCTTCGCCCTTGAGGCTGTTGGCGATGATATCGCCGTGCTTCTCAGCCACCACCTTGCGCATCTCGTCCTCCTCGCGGCGGGAGTTTGCGGTCAGGGATTCTTCCAGACGCTTTTGGTTCGCCTGGATTTCGGTGATGGTTTCGTTGACCGGGGCCAGAGCCTTGGTCATGATTTCAGTTACTGCGGTGCCGACACCTTTTTGGATCTCGGCCATTTCTTCTGCGGTCAGGGGCATGTCGCTCTCCTTGGGGAGGTTTTCGGGCCGAGCCCGGTTTGGGGTGAAAAAGTCAAGCAGGGCGTTGACACCAGGGATCCGGCGAACCCAACTTTCTTGGCGCTCGACAGGAGTGCCATTGTCTTCGAAGGTGATCACACCCTCTTCTTTCGTGTACCCGTAGACGACTGCCTCGCCGCTCACGACTACGATTGCTTTGTCTGCGTCGAAATCTGCAATAAAAACCCAGGCTTCGGTGTCGTCTTCGGCAACAAACCGATCACGGGCGGCCTGCTCCAAATCGCGCTCCTGCGCCCGGTAGCTGGAATCGCTAAGAACGCCTGCATTGGCAGCCAGCGACCGGCCTTTGTCTGCGTTGACCATCAGGCCAACACCTTGTTCGGGGGTGGCAGCACCAACCTCATCGAGAAGGATGGCGTCGTGGTCCATCTCCTGGATTCGGGCAACCCAGTCGTACTCCAGGCCTGGTTCGGCTGGCTCTTCGATCAGAAACATGGCAATACTGCTGTGGATCGGCGGGACGTCATCGCCGCGCTCAAGCGCTTCCAGGCGCTCCAACAATTCACGGCCTCGGGCCGATTGCTGAGCAACCTCGACATCGATCCACTTCTCGACATAGATCCGGTTGCCGGATTTCTTGACGTTGCGGTTCCAAGCACCAACCCAGCCCAGGTTCAGGCCCTCGGGCGAACGGGCGCTTATAAAATTGCCGTCCATCACTGGGTGGCCCAGCGGTGCCGGGGTGCCCTCAAGGCCGGTGTAGTGCTTGTCGATCTCTTCGGAGGTGTACAGGCCGCCGTTCATGATCACGTTGGATGGCAGTGTGTAGCTAGGCACCACCCAATGGTCCCGACCGTTGTGCACGATGCGACGGATCGCCTTCGAGTTGACCTTGGTGAACATATTGGCCAGGATCCGGCCACCATCGGTCTTATTGACCCGCAGAACGACGTTGCTCATGCTGCCTCCTGTGCCCAAGGCCCTTCGGCCCTGGCGCGCATTTTCTTCTCGGTTGCCCTTGCCCGATCAACGATGCGTGGGACCACTGGGTCACCGCTATCATCAACCAGCACGGAAATCTGGGTGCACTTGCAGTTGATCGAGTTGCCGCCCTGGCTGTACCATTCCCTAACTTCCTCGGATGTGTAGAGGTGTGCGTGGCGCTCGGCATGACTTCTGCGGGTGGTCGGCGAAAGGGCCGAGTAGTGCATAAGCTTGAACGTCAGGTTCAGGGTCTCTACCGCATCGTCATGTTCGTCCCAACGGGCGCGGCGCAGGGCGGTAGTCACCTCGGTACGGGCAATGCGGCGAGCCTTGTAGGCTTCCATGTCGGTGACGCGAGCGATGTCCTTCGCGATCTCTCGTGGGTTGCGGCCTCGGGCTACGCCGTCAGTGAGGATGCGACCGAAGTCGGCCTTGACTGTCGAGCTGAAACTTTGCATCTCCTCGTACTCGCGGGCCGCAATCAGAGCGATGCGGTTGCGGTACGCCGGACGGCTGATCAGCTCAGCGGCGGTGGTGCGGGCCGCCTGGTAAACTGGCGATTGGTTCTTGAGGTTGGCGTACTCTTGAGCGGTCCCGCGAGCGTAGCCAACGGAGACATATTGTTGGAAGAACCAAAGATTCTCTGGGCCACCCTCCAACAATATCGAGTCTACAGTTGCGCCCGCGCCACTAAGGATCGCGCTCATGGTGCCTGGGTTCAGACGGAAAGCGTACTTGGCGTTAACCGAGAGATCAGCCGGGATCCTGTTCAGGCCGTCAATATAGGCCTTCTTGCACTTGCGCAGACGGGCAGAAAAATCGCCCATGGCCTTGCGCTCAAGTGCATCGACCCCAGTAGGGTCGGCAGGACGGGTGGGCAGGATCGCTGGCTTAGGCATCAGGATCATCTCCCGGCGGCACTGCGTCAGGGTCATCCTGATTCTCTTCGTCGTCCTCTTCGTCCTCGCCCAAAGGCTCCTGGTCTGGGTCGATCATATCTTCCATACCGACAGCCCCCAAGATCTGCTCGCGAGCGAAGATCTCGACGCCCATGCCGCTAGCCGTTGCTGCCGAGTTGATCTCGGACATTTTCTTGGCGTTATCGAGCTTGCCGCCGAATGTGTCTTCGGTCAACTCGTCCCAGATCACGGTGAACTCAGGGGTCTGATCGATGAGGCGCAGTGTCATCAGGTGACTGAAGAAATCGTGGATCTCAAACGACAGCTCGTTGACGCGGCGGCCCTGGCAACGGCGGTTCATGTAGGCTTCGTCCTCGGTCGAGGCACGCTCGCCGGTCTGGTTGCCTACCAGGATCTTCGATGGGATATCGACGCCAGCAGAGATCGTCTGCAGGTTGATGTTGTAGATCGGTTCCGGGTTCGGGACGTTGGCGACCATCGGGGTGACGGTAGCGCCCTGGGTCACGAACAGGATGTCGTTACCCTGGTTGATGTCACGGGCTGCGTCGTTGAACTTCTCTTGCAGTTCGTCAATACCAACGCCGTACATCGCTGCCAGGTTGCGCAGATCGACGGTGCCGTCAAAGTTGACGTTCATCGACCGAGCAGAGTTCTTGGCGATAGACTCGCCGCTGCCGCCCTCGGTTTTTTCGAGGTTGACAAAGTTGTTGAAGACAGGCTCCAGGAAACCAATGGCGTCAGCCTTCCAATCGCCCAGGACGAAGACCCGGTCGGAGTGGATGGTGACGTTGCGGGCTGGTTGGCCTGCCAGGGCTGGCTCGCGGTATTGCCACAGGCGAACCTTGCCGTAGTCAGGGGAGGTCGAGTCGGTGTTAAACTCGAATGGTACGATAGAACCGGCCCAGGCCACGATGATCTCTTGCAGACCACGGCCACGCTGCACTGGCTCTTCCATCAAGCGGCTGTCGCGCACTCGGAGGATCAAGGCCGAATAACGACCAACCAGACGACGGCGATCGGCGTCAGCAAAGGCACGCCACAGACGACCCTGACGCAGGATTGGCTTGAGCGAGGCTTCCCAAGTGGTTGGCTCGCGATCTTTCTCTTTCTTCTCGCCCTCGATCAACTCGGGGTGGGTGCCCCAGCAACGGCCATACAGCTTGTTGACCGCACCGGCAGAGATCCCGCCCCGCGAATAGAGTTTGTAAAAGTCGACGAAGTCAAGCTCTGCCTTCCAGCCATATTCGCACCAAGCAGCGGCCCGCTTGGAGTCCAGCCCTGGGGCCAGCGATCCTGTACCGAACGTCGGGTTCATCAGAGCCATACGCGAACGGGCCAACCGATAATCGGCCACCGCGTGATTGACTGCCATCTGCAGCTGATTGGTCATCCGGCAATCCCCGTCTTGATGATGACACCGGACTTGCCGGACTCGCGGACCACTTCAACCGTGGACTGGTTTGGGTCGCGCCACACTAGGGTGCCCTCAGCGCCTGCCGATTGGACCATTTGGTCACGGGCGCAGGTCAGGCAGCGAGCCCGAACCAACGCCTTCTGGCCGGTGGCCAGGGCAGTCACTAGAAACAGGCCGCTCATCGAGCACCCCCGCCTTTCAGCAAGATACCCATCGCGGTCGGCACAGCGAGCTTGTTGAACGCCCCGCTGGCCGCGTCGATCTGGTCTTTGTACTTGCTGCCTGGGAATTTCTTCATCTCGTCGAGGAACTCTTTGTTCCAGTCGCCCTTGAGGAGCCGCACGTTGCCCGCCGATACCTGCACAGCCAAAGGCTCGGCCCGGAAGACTTTGTCCCCTGTGGGGCGCTCTGCGAAACAGGAGAATCCTACCAGCGTCTTGCTGATTGTGGACTCAGCGGACTCTTTGCCGCCCGACCCTGGCTCTTGCTCGATCCAGATGTGCGTGTATATGCCGTCGATCTCGGCTGTCTGCCGGATGTTGGCTTCGCGTTTGACCGAGGACCACTGCCCACGGACAACGTCGAGGATGTAGTAGATGCCGTCTTCGCCCCAACCCATGAGGACGCCAGCGGTATAGGCGCCAGCACCTTGGGTTCCGGCCTTATCCCAGTAGCGGATGACCTTGATCATCCGAGGGTGGGCGTGGACGATCTGGGCTTTCTCCCAGTCACCGAAGAATTGGCCGCCGCGTGGCACTGGCCGCTGTTGGTACTGGGAGTCGAACACGTAGCGGTTGGTCAGGGCCATTGCCTTGAGGACCTCGACGCTGTGCTTGTCTTCCCAGAGGGCGCACTCGTTCGGGCCGTCCTCGTTGACCAGGGCCGGGAGGACCCGATGCTTCCACTTGATATCAGTGTCGGCGAGCAGCTCAGCCGTAAAGTCGTCTTCCCCGATCCGCTGCATAACGCAGATGACCGGGGTGCGGGGGCTGTTGCGGCGGGATTTGATGGTCGACTGCCAGCGGTCGTTGACTGCCTTGCGTTTGGCGTCATGGCGGGCGTCGTCTGGCTTGAGCGGATCATCGATCAGGATGCAACCCGAGAACTTGAACTCCCCGGTGTGGCGGTTCCACTCATCTAGGCGGCCAGCACCAAAACCCGTGACCGAGCCACCGGCCTGGGCTGCCATAAAAGTACCGCCCTCTTGGGTGGCCCATGCGTGCTTGCTGTCCTTGGTGTCGCGGGTCTTGAACCCAGGCCACAGCTGCTGGAACTCGGCTGACTTGAGCACAGTGCGGATGGCGTCGGAGTTTTCCAGCGCCAGGGGCAGGCCATAGGACAGGTGGATAAACTCACAGCGACGGTTACGGACATAGCACCACAGAGGGAACATCAGCACGATGACCTCTGTCTTGCCGTAGCGCGGTGGCATGTTGCAGATATAGCCTTCGTACTCACCCGAGTGGACCTTCATGAGGTCGCGGCAGATCACGTAGTGATGGCGGTTGAAGACGAATTTGGTGCCCTTGCGGGCCTTGAAGAAGTAGCGGACGAAGAACGCGAAATCGTCCTCGCACCGTTGACGAATATGGGCGATCAGCTGGTCGGGACTAATCTCGGACGCAAGCGATAGCTTCGGCGCTTCTCTCGAAACGGCCTGGGCCAACGGCTTAACGGCGAGGTTAGTAGTTCTCATCGAGCTTCGAGTTCAAGAGTTGGCGCTGTTCGTCGGTGAGGTTGGTGACCTGGACGTTGACCGTCGCACCTTCCTCTTTGTAGTGGCCGGAGATCTTCGCCAAGTCGCGTAGGCAACCGACAGCCTCGGATGAGTGGAACTTCTTGGCGGAGTAGGAGGCACCGTCACTAGTGACCATCGGCACGGACTCTTCGCCCAGGAGCTTGCCCAGCAGGACCAGATACTGGGTTTCGATAAACCCGGCGTCGATCAGCGAGTAGTGCTCTTTCTGCTGGTTGAGGTACTGGATGAACGCGGCTACCAGGGGGTCACGCAGCCAACGACGGCCAGTGGCCGTCTGGATCTCTGCGGATTTGGAAGCTTCGATATAGCTGCCGGTCTGGATAAACTCAAGGGCGAAGGCCCGCTTATCTTGCGGCAGATCGAGGAAGCCGTTCTGCCGTTGCTCGTCCAAGTAGAGCCTTTGCTCTTCGGCTGTCATCCCGTAGCTGTTCGAGGCGCTTGCCATAGTGAAATCTCCTTAGGCGACCGTCGAGGATGGCTTGGCGGACAGAGAGGATCGCAGTATTGCAGGCGTCTCTTGCTCGGAGCGCTGGCATCGGGGCGTCGAGGAACGGGTCGTAGCCAGGCTCACCGTAGGGGATCCGGTGCGGGTCGCAGTCTGCAAAGAGCCTTGGGTCATGTTGGTACGTTCTCATTTCGTCCTCCCGATGTTCTTCGGGTATGTGAGAATTGTACCACGGGCAAGCCTCGGTGTCAAGTTTTTGACGCATTCCTGCGGGCAACAACGTCAAGCCTTTGACGTATGTCTTGCGATGGACGGTATATTGTGTCCAACCCCGGAACGTGGTCTAATGGGCCTCCACCAACAGAGGAGACGCCCCATGTCGCACACCGTCAATATCGCAACCGGCCTGGCTATCGAGGTCGCCCGCTCCCTGACCCGCGCCAATGTTCCGTTCACTATGATCTATCGGGGTGTCTTCGAGCAGACGTCCATCACCTGCGACCACCAACTCACCCTCGACAGCACCGTTGAACTGGTATCTTCGCGCCTGGGCCTCGATCCGAAGTCCCGCTTGCGGGTCGCCCTCGACCCTGAAACCCCGCGCATCGATTCTGGGATGGCGGACGCATTTGCCACGGTCCGTAACCTGGACCCCGACGATCAGTAACCCGACGAGCGGTATTGGATAGGGGTTGCACAGACCCCCTTCCTATGGTACAATAAACATATCGGGGCAATCGCCGCCCCGGCCAACCAACAGAGGATACACAAAATGGCACTGCGCATCGACCACCTCAACAAAAAATTCGCGGCCCTCGGCATCGTCTTGGTGCGCGGTGAGGAAGAAGGCTTCGAAATGAACGAGCTGGAAACCGGCGACCTGATCGACGTCGTGGAAGGCGTGGACAAAATCAACGACCTGACCGAGGCCGAGTGGATGGCCATCGCAGACCAGATGGTCCTCAGCATGATGGAGACCCGCCAGGAAGAAGACAACGAGGACGACCTCGAAGAAGAGGAAACCGGCAAGATGTCCGAAACCCTCAGCAAGTATCGGGCAGTCTACGCTAAGACCACCTCGTACAACGGCAACCACAGCCTTGACAACGGCGACGAAGTTGCGGCCCTGCTGCGCGGCATGAGCCCAAGCGACACCTGCGCCCTGGCAGATAAGGTGATGGGTGAGGCAGAGTTCCACCACTGGGAGAAGTGGCAGCACCTCAACCCAGGCAGCCGCCGCATGAACGCAGGCAACCGCATCCGGGGCGCGGTCAAGCGCGGCGACCTGACCATCGAGCAACTGCAGGATCTGGTGGCTGGCAAGGATCTGATCGACGACGAGGCGGCAGTATGACCTCGATCAACTGGAAAGGGGATGGCCGCAAGGTCATCCGCCCACCGGCCTCGGCCCTGGGTATCAGGCCTTCGGTCCTGCGCCTTGGGGTTGCCCGGATGTTGGCCAAGAGCTTTGAGGAAACCGGAGAATCCTATCACAGCCCGATAGGGTCCACCCTCTGGGCGGTCCTCGACTATTGCAAGTCTCACGGTATCCCGCACGAGCTGACTATCGCATGGTGTGAGAGCGGGTCCGTGATGGGCTACAACGTCCGCCGCCTGTCACCCTTCTACTCCTGAGGATTTCCACGTGAAACACTACCAGACCTGCACCAACCCACATAGTCTGACCAAACTCAACCTGGACGCGGTATCCCATATCCTGCAGTGCGACTGCTGCGGGGCCTACGTAGAGGTTCCTACGCCGCCTGATCCTGCGCCGGTTTTCCTTGATTTCTCGCACCTTGAGCGTCGGGTCATGGACCACTACGGCGAAGAACCTCCGTCCCTCGGTGATGTCTACACGGGCCGCCTCAGGAAGCCCAGGCCCGAGTGATGGTCCGGCCTTTGTTTAACGCACCCGCGCCCGTGAGCTTGCACAGTTGCGGGCGATGCCGTTCGTCGTCTAGTTTCAAAGGGGGTTGTGTGCACGGCCTCCCTATGGTACAATAAACATATGGAGGGGATAGGCCCCACCGAGCCGGAGATTTCGACATGAACGCAGCCCAGATCAAAGCCCGCATCGCCACCCTGGAGCACATGTACGACGCAATGACTTCGAAAGCCACCCTGGCCGACAAAGCCGCTCTCCGCGCTAAAATCCGCGCCCTGCAAGCCCAGATCTAAGGACGAATTGCTATGTTCTTCGCTCGCTTCTACCGCACCGATGCCACCAATGGGGAGCCGACCGTCGAGGTCGACTTCTGCATTGTGCCCTATGCCGACGTGCAACAGCAGCACGACTACGTGGTCAAGGTCGCGGTGTTCCGCCCTGAGGCCTATTTCTACCGCATCTTCGAGGGCCCTCACCTGCGCGGTGGGGTTGCCGTCAGTCTCCTACATCAACTCAAGGTTTGATCATGCCCAGCCCAAAGCACGGGATCTATATCAACTCCGGCAAGCCTAAGACCTATAGCATCTGGCTTGACGGCAAGCACCACGCTCGCTATGCTACGCCGGAAACCGCCCGCCACGCCTGGAAAGAGATCGTCGGGGAGCCCTACGTTCGTCAAAGGTACGGCCTAGAGCGCTGGCGGGCCAGCCGGCCCAAATATCACTAGGCCAGGGTGGGGGATTGTTGGCCACCCCAGGGCGCTCTGCCGCCCATCTCCTGTTTGTTTCGTGCACTATCGTGGTGCGTTCGCCCAATGGGGAGGATTGTTCCTTGTGGGTCGCCTTTGGTGTCGACGGAGGCCCACGAAAGGATCCTCCCCGCTGTTGAGTTTCAATTAGACGACGCGGGCTCTCGGGCAGTCGGGCGCAAACACCAATCGGCGGTGGTCCGGGTTCTATGTCCACCCCGAATATGACCAGAGGCCGCGTCGTCCGGGGCCTGTAGCGCTGCGGGACGCCCGGTCCGTACCCCGCGAATAGAGCCGCCCCCGGACACCCCTCCCCCCTCCCCCGCCCAGCCGGTGGCCTTGAGCGCGCCCCAGAGGCGTGGCCGAGCCGGTGTCCGGTGGGGGGTGGGGGATCCTCTCTCCTTCTCTCTCAGAGAACCCGGACCACCCGGACCACCCGGACCAGGCCCCGGAGGACGCGGCCTCTGGCCGGTCCATACTGTAAGGGCCAGCCCGGACCACCCGGACCACGGCGGAACGTGTGCTTGGTGTTTGCCCTACTCTCTTAAGTACTTGTGCCTAACTGCCCTGTGTGGTACAATAGAGGTTCTCGGGCCAACGCCCGCCGCAATCCAGTGAGGCGCACCATGAAAACGTTCTACCGTGTTCTGACCTACATCGCCTCAGCGGCGCTCGTGGTCCCTTTTGCCTTCGCCATAATCCAGCAATTCTAACCCTGTCGCCGGGAGAACCGCCATGTCACGTTGCCGCGTCACTAACATCCAGGTCTATTCTGATTTTGCAGACGAGATTGCCAAGGCCCTCGGTCTCGATCTCAGCACCCGCAAGCACGTGATGCTCGCCACCAAACTGCGGGCTTTCGTCAAAGCTCAGACGCCTGAGGTCGAGCCGCGCCCTGATCTTGCTTATATCGTCGAGAACCAAGGAAACTGCCCGGGTCGTGTCATGGCCGTGGCCGCAAATCAAGTGTTGGCTGATCAGCTCGTTGCGATGACCCATGACGAGTCTGGGTGGATCGCCCGCAAGATCGTCTATGATGACACCCCTATGGCCCGGTTCTTGGCCGAAAACCCGGACTTCCGCAAGTGAGCGTAAACCAAAACCGCCGCAACAAACCAACAGGAGAATCACAATGAGCGAAATCAAAAGTCTGCAGGACCGGCTCGACGCCGTCTACCACGAACGTAACCAACTGGCCATCGCCCTGGCTCGATTGGTGTTGGTCCATGACGACCTCAAATTCAGCGATTTGGCTGGCTACGGGTTCGACCCAGCCACTGGCCGTGCTGTGGTCTACGTGACCCTGCCGTCCGGCGCCCAGGTGTCGTGGCATATGAGCGACCGAATCACCCGAGACTGGCAGGTCAATGGCTGCACGTCTCTCCCAACTTTCAGCGGCGACTGGGACGGCACCTTTATCGGACGCGAAGAAAATTGGCCAACCAACCACATCCGCGCCAAGCCCCGCCCCAACCCGCTGTATGCGATCAAGGTCGCGGTTGATGTCATGGGCAGGGTCTATGCGAAAGGCTTGAGCGCTACAATTCCCGACGACGCGGCTACCAACACCACTAAATCCTATAGTGTCGACTGCGGCCCAGTAGGCGCCACTCACTACCGCGCCTGCACAGGCGGCAACCGTCGCTTCTATCGAAAAGTCGACGGTACTTGGCTGTACTTCCACAAGCACGACGAGTCCTGGCACCCGACCGACCTGAGCGCTGCCTACCTCGAAGACCACATCCAAGAGATCAAGACTCCGGCCATTGTTTTCGAAACCAAACTCGCGGACGATCTCGGGCAGACCCTCAAGGACACCAACCTCGGGCAGACCCTCAAGGACACTATCCTCGGCGTATCTTGGCTGGTCGACATCTCTGGTCGCAATACTGAGTATTTCGTGGGCGGCAACCAAGAAGTTTTTTGGCGCAACGGAGACTGTTGGGAACCGGCAGCAGCCTCGGCAGGCTGGATCCAAAAGAGCGGGGTATTGGCCGGTCTAGGTTCCATAACCCGCCCGAAATAACCAGCCGCTAGGCGGGGAGCCGTTGACACCGGGGCCCCGCCGTGTTATACTATAATCTCCAGTCGCCGGAGAACAATAATGACCACCAGAGTCCTCGTCATAGACCGCCTGGGCACAGACACCCAAGGCGCCCGCGTCACTTTCAGGTTCAAGAATAACCTTGCCTTCGGCTCGATGACCCTTAGAGGCCATATCGCCGCCGACACACCAACCGGCTATCGTCAGTCGCTGCCACGCGGGGCAGTCCTCGATAGCATCGAATGTGATGGCCCGATCTCCTTCTCGATCCAGGATCTCTGATATGGCCACTCCTCAGCGTCTCCCCGACGATATCGAGCAGCAGATCCGCCAGTGCGTGGCCAACGGCCTGGGCAAAAAAGAGACGGTCGAGTATTTGGGAATCTCCCGCTACGCCCTGCGCAAACTCACCAGTGCGATGCCCGACCTGCGCTGGATCTGCCGATCCCACACCCAAAGCCGCCTTGCCCTCTATGAGGCCATGCGCCGAGAGCCGAAATACCGCGAGCGGATCCTGCGAGCCAAGCAGGCCCAGCTGGACAACCTGCGCGTCCACGAGATCGACGGCGTGCGCGGCTCAATCGGCGAGCTATGCGAGCACTTCGGTGATCGGGTTGCCGTCTGCCACAATACCGTACGCGTCCGGGTCAATAAAGGCTGGGCGTTGCGTGATGCCTTGTTTCAACCGCCGTACCCAACAGAACCTTCGCCAGGACAATCATCATGACCCCAAGATCGCAAGGCGTACAGACCGTCACCGTGTTTCAGACCACTGACGGCAGGCATTTCGACTCCCAGCGCGAGGCCGACTCGCACCAGTTGGGGCTAAACCGCCGCAAGGCGATCAATGATCGGGTTCGCACCCTGATCGCGACCACCAAAGTCACCGACATCGAAATCGTCACCTGCTTTCTGTACCTGCACATCGAGAAGGTCCGCGATCTAGTTGACCACATGCGCGCCGCCGATCTGCTCAACGACAAATCACGGGAGATAGGCGAATGACTCTCCTCGAAGCCCTCACCGACTGGATGCGCGTCCAGTGCAATAAACACAATCTGGACCCAGATGGCCCAGACGCCTACGTCGTCGAGCAGGTCAACCAGATGACTCAGTGCGAGCTGCTTGAGCAGATCAGCGCGGCCCTGGAAGAGGCAGGCATCGACCTCAGCCCAAAGCCAGCAGTAGGTCCGACCTGCACCAAATGCGACGGAACTGGCTACGCCTACGAGGACGGTATGCCGGTCGAGGGTTCGTGCAGGACTTGTGGCGGCCTGGGGGAAACCAAATGACTAAGCGCGACGGGAACCACGGGGGTCAATTATGCGGGGAGCCGCAAGTGCTGGGCTACAGCGTCAAGGGCAATCGCTACGCCATTCGGCTGACCAAGGGCGAACTACTAGAACTATCCGAAAACTATACCGACCCCGTGTTGGTCGAGTTGGTAGACCGCACCCACGTCACCCGGCTACAGGCTGAGGTGGGCCGCCTCGATCGAGAATCCCAGAATCTGAGCAATCAACTCGGTGCATGTGACCGAGAGCGCAGGGCCTTTAGGGACGAACTCGAATCAGTCAACGCCATGGTATCGATGCTAGAGAGCGGCGAGTGGGCAGAGCACGCCGGGAAAGGACCAATAGCCAAGAAGATGGAAGCGGCCATCACCTCGTTGGTTAACGAGTCAGCCGAGAAGTACGCCCTTGAAGATCAGGTCAAGGGCCTGCAAGAATTGATGGCTGAGAGGCTCAAACCTTGACCTTCGAGGACCTCCCGGCCTTCTTCAAAGAGCGCATCGCCCTGAGTCCCTCGGGGTGCTGGCTTTGGCAGGGAGAGATAAACCGCAACGGGTACGGCACTTTTCTGATTCGCCCGCAACCCGGAATCAGAAAGCGCAAGATGGTCCACATCGAGGTCTATGTGCTGGTCAAGGGTGAGTATGACCGCAAGCTGCTCCTTGACCACACCTGCCGCACCCGCAACTGCTGCCATCCGAAGCACCTAGAGCCGGTGACCGTCCGGGTCAACACCCTGCGCGGCGAGGCGCCCCTATTCAAAAAGAAAGAGGAGTACCCGATCTATGAGTGACATAGAAAAAGCCCCCAAGGCTCCAGGACTCGTCCTTTACGACGCCGAAGGGCGCGAGTACGGCCCGGACGAACTGCGTTTGCTACACATGGCTGGGTCTCCCGGCTTGTTTGATGTGCTCCATGAGCGGTTCGAACAGATCACCGTGCATGGACACCTTCGCGACGGGGACCGGGTCTACCACCGGGACCACGAATTGGCGCTTGCCGCCATTGCCTACATCAAGCCGTCGAGCCACGAGACAAGCCGTTGGAATTTCTGGCCGTGGCCGGTTTCGACATTCAAGCCCAAAACCGACGGTACTCCTCTCGAAAACTATCGCAAGAACTTGGTCAAGGGCATCGCACTCGCCCTGGCTGAGTTGGAGCGCCTCGACGAAATTCTCAACCGGAAGACACCGCAATGAGCAAACTGCAGGTACTCTACGCATCGCAGGCCGTTACCGAATACATGGCCTCGGTCCACCCAGACGACAAATTCAGCGGCACCCTGGTCCGTTTGTGGGACCACCCGAAGCAGCACCGTTCGGCTATGCTGGTGCTGCCCACTATGCCGGATTTCACACAGGATCTGGTCATCGACAGCCTGCCGACAATCGGGCAAGTCCACGTGGCCCCTACCTACGTGCAGCTCGACACCGGCACTGATCGCAACTCGATGTTCCTCACCCAAGACGACGATATGGTCCGGGTCAGTGAGCCAAGTCATGCCATCGCCATCGCCATGCACTTGCTGGCCTGGGCCTACGCCGAACAACAACCGAAAACCAAACAGGAAGAAGTCTAATGGCACTCGCAGTTATCGTTGACACCGAAGCAACCGACAAAGACCCAAAGACCTCCCAGGTCATTGAGCTGGCCGAATACCGGATCTCGCAGACCCCTCGGCAGTTTGCCAACGCCGAACTCCCCTTCCTGATCAGCGATTCGATGAGCGCCAGGCCTAGCAATTGGCTGTTTGGCCATACCATCCCAATCAAGTTCGGCGCTTTGGCCGCGCACCACATCCTACCCGAGGAACTCGAAGGCCAGCCGCTGTTCGATGGCTATGCGATGCCCCCGCACTGCGACTACATCATCGGCCACAACATCGACTTCGATGCCGAATTGATCAAGCTGGATCAGGCCGTCCGTCGAATTTGCACGCTGGCCTTGGCTCGCTTCCTGATTCCGGAATGCGACGCCCACAACCAGTCGGCTTTGTTGTACTATATCGGTGCTGCCCAGGACGGCATCGTTGATCAGAAGACCGGTTTGGCCTGGGCACGAGATCGTTTGAAGAACGCCCACCGGGCGTCGGATGATGTCGAGAACTGTGCGATCCTGCTACGTGTCCTCCTGCGCTTGATGGAGAAGGTGGCCCCAAGCGCGCTGGATTCGTGGGAGGACGTATGGCTGTTCTCCGAAGAGGCTCGCATCCCACGGGTGATGGGCTTCGGTAAACACAAGGGTGAGCCAGTCGAAAGCGTGCCAATGGGCTACGTCAAGTGGTATCTCGGCACTCCGGACCAGGACCCGATGCTGCTCAAAGCGTGGCGCCGTGCTGGGCTGATTCGCTAATGAGAACCGATCCTAGGAAGGCTTGCGCCAACCGGGAGGAGCGCCTGTTATGGGCGCTCGTACACGACGGCATCGCTCACCCGTTGATGGCCTTGACGCTATTTAGCGGTTGGGCGGTGCGGTTCCATGACTGGACCAGTGCCCGTGCCTGGCCCAGGCCGTCTAAGCCCGGATTCAAAACTCTGCTGCTGGCCACTGCATCGTTCGGTGAGGTCACTGGCGTCAGCGATCATTTGCGCCTCAACAAGGTGCCTTTCGTGGTCTCTGCCATCCCGGACCCTGACGGCACCGGGGCGATGTGGTACGAAATCTCAACGCTGAATCTTGCATCATGACTGCGCGGCCCGCCTGGACTTATGAGGTCCGTGTGGATCGCGTGCGACACCGAAGAGGGTACTACTTTGACGAGTATGCCCTCGTTCGCAATGACACGAAAGTGGTCGCCCGCAACATTGATCGCATCGAGCTGGCCCGAGTGCAGCAGCGCTTCGAAGCCTGGGCTCTACAACCTTGGAGATGAGTATGGCAAAGAATCAACCGCTCCTCAAAAACCCCCGGATGCCACCCAAGCCGCCCCGGATGCCGAGAAATCCGGTAATCATAAACCCCAAGAAACGAAAGTCACCATCAATCAAAGCCAGTGTGTTGTGTGACGGCGGCCCACTCCACAGCAAGCGCATGACGGTCCTGGCTTTGGAGCCGACCATGGTGTTCACCCTCAGGGGGCAGCGGGGCCGGTACATCCCGTCAGGGCGCTATGTGCCTACCACAGGCAAGCACCACACCTTGAAGGCAAGTCTCTTCTCTTGGGAGGCCGTCAATGGCTAGCACTGATCGCTACTGGACGACCAACCTCAAGATGCGCCGCACTGAGCGCATCACTCGGGGGCCAGCCTACAACGCAACGGCCCGATTCAAAAACTACCGAAGCGAGTTTAAGAAGGAGCTGTGGCTTGAGGACCACCAAGTCTTCCGCAACGAGCGCGATGCAGCTATCGCGCTCACAGCGGCACTGACTGCCATGGCCAAAAAGCGCACTGACGAGATTTCGGTCCTGCTGACCAGGATTGAGGCCTTGATCCACTCGCATGACATCGCCGACTGCCCATATCTTGCGCCCGTGCGCACCCCGTGATAGAATAGCACCCTAGACCAACAGGAGTCACCATGAGCTATAAAGACGGCTACAAGACGGAACTCGCCACCCAGACCCAGGCAGCCCCAGCGGGCAGCATGGCCCCTCTGACCTCCACCCAGGACGGCGGCAAATGGCACCACGGCATCGGCGCTGCCGAGCTGTCCGCCCTCAGTAAGATCTCTACCGAAGTGGCCGACATCTTCGAGAAGGGCGTGCGTGATCACGTCCGGATGCAAATCGGCATCGGTCGCCTGCTCAATGAGGCCCGTGTGCTGATCCCCGGCGACCTGCAGTTCGGGCAGTGGCGCGCAGCCAACACCCCGATCAACTCGAAGACCACCGCCAACAAGCTCATGAACCTCGCCAAGCAAGTGGGCGACGGTCGCATCACCCAGCAGATGGTCGACGGCCTGCACCTGAGCAACCTCAAGGAGCTGCTGACCGCCCCCGATAGCGTGCTGGGTGAAGTCACCGCCAAGCTCGAAGCGGGTGAGACTCTGCGCCGCGACGACATCCGCGAACTCAAGGCCGCCGAGAATACCCCAGGGACGGCCCCGGACGGGTCTCCGGGCGCCACGACGATGCTCGACGACCTGCGGGCCACCGACGAGGACGACGCCCCGGAGAAGGCGCCCGGAGAGGCTCCGAAGGCCGCCCCACAGACCCCCCAGGCTAAGGGCCCATCGAGCCCAGCAGGCCCGCCACGAGTGACCCCGGCCAGTCAGATCCCGTCCATCCTGTCGATGACGCTGATCGAGCGCGTACGCCGCCTGGACCCGGACCGCCCCCCATACGACGGCTGCAAGCCAGAAGAGTGGGCTTGGTTGGTGATGGGCCTCGACCCGAACCCGGCCTACTACCCAGGCACCCACGTCATTGAGATCCTGGGCGTCGAGTACGGCGACCTGATCGAGGGTAGTGGCGCCCACGACACCGACCGCCTGCAACACACACTGCAACGGGCTGAGAAGATCACCCGCGAGCTGTGCGAATCTGAAATGTGACACCCAGGGGCCTGCACTCCGTGGGCCCCACCACTCCTGTCGCCGGAGATACTATGCAACCAAGTTCAGAGCTAAGCATGCTGGCCAAGACCCCGAGGCTGGGTGAGCCTCGCACTGTCTATGTGTGGGGCTACCCCGGTGGGAGCTTGATGATCTGCATCTTGACCCCAAGGACCTCGCTAAAGGCGCCGCTGTCCGCGAGCCAGGCAAGAACCCTGCGCGATCACCTCAACAGCCTAGACCTAGGGGCATCAGAATGACCACTATCGAACTTCCGCTGTCCCGCAACTACGTCCGGGATTGGGGCCTCACTGAGGCCGTCCGTGAGATCCTGCAGAACGCCCTTGACTCGCCCTCACCGATGGAGTACGCCTTTGTCGGCGATACCCTGACCATCGGCAACCGCGACGTCACCCTCGACCCCAAGACCCTGATCTTGGGCACCTCCACCAAAGACGATGACGAGTCGAAAATCGGCCAGTTCGGCGAGGGCTACAAGATCGCTCTGTTGGTGCTGGCCCGCGAAGGCATCCCGGTCACTGTTCGCAACGGCGACTACGACTGGATCCCATCGTTTCGTCACAGCGACGTCTACGGCGACGAGGTGCTGTGCATCGACATGTTCCCGATAGACTCGGGGCACATCGACCGCTTAGAGTTCCGGCTGACCGGCCTGACCAACAACGATTCGAACGCGATCTACGAGAGCTGCCTACATATGCAGCCCGTGATGGATGATGCCATCGAGACGCCCAGGGGCCGGATCCTGCCAAGCAAGCCCAACCGGCTCTATGTCAGCGGTCTGTTCGTCTGCGAGACCGACTTGAACTACGGCTATGACATGAAACCCGAGTTCTTGCGGCTCGACCGCGACCGCAAATCCGTCGATACCTTCGATCTCAAGCAGCAGACCAAGGAGATGTGGTTCTCCACCCAGGACTGGGATCGGATCGCTGAGATGATGGACGAGAGGGAACCGGACCTCGATTACGCCGAGTATGGCTGCCCGGAGTTGGTCAAGGAGGCGTGCTATCAGCGGTTCATCAAGAAGCACCCAGGTGCGGTCATTGCCAACACCCACAAAGAGCGCGAGGCCCTGGTCAATAAGGGCCTGACCACCGTGGTCCAGACCGGCAGCAGCGGCTACTACCACGCCGTCTCTACGTCGGGCGGCTACAAGCAGTCGGTGGGGGCCAAGATCCGCATCGCTCCGCCACATGAGTGGCTCACAGCCTGGGCTGAGCGCAATCAGCGCATGATGAGCCTGCCGCTGCGCCAAGAGTTCAAACGCGTCATCAAAGAAGCCGAAGGCTGGAGGATCAAGCCATGACTCGCAACGCCTTTCTCGAACGCTGTCTCGAAATCTCCCGCAACAACATGCACCTGCGCCAGGGCTTGGCTGCAGCTGCAGTCGAACTGGGTCGGATGACCAAGGCCGTCAACCGCATGATGCTCGTCGCCCTGACTGGTTGGGGCCTGGCCATTGCTTTGCTGATCGGGTGGTGCCCATGACCACCACCTCAAAATGCCCAGCATGCGGCAAGCACCCAGGTGAGGCCAAGTACAGCGAACCCCACGGACTTTTCCTTCTGTTTTGCTGCCGCTACCAAGCGGGGGCCCCTACGGCAGAGGAGACCGAAAAGGTCTGGGATGGTCTGGTCAAATACAACGAGGACCGGAAATCAAGCCCGGCTCGATAGTCCCGCGTCCACGAGCCTCGGTTGATCCCGCCAGAGGCCCGTGGTACAATAACAGTTCTCGGGATTAACGGCCCCGATCCTGGTCCCCTATTTTGCACCGTTTGGAGAGACACCCAATGCGCAAGTTCCTGATTCTCGGCTCCGCCTTCGCCCACCTGTTGATGACTGCCGTCGCCGATGAGGCTGGCTCGCCATCCGGTGCGACTGCCACCGAAACCAACACTGACGGCACCAAAATCCGTCCGAACATGGAAAACTACCAGACCGCTAAGTCGGCTGGTGGCTCGTCCACCAAGATCTGCGGCGACGAAGTTTCGCTGGCCCTGCTGGGCGCCACCCTGGACGAGGCCTACAGCTTCGTGGCCACCGTCACCAACACTGCCGAGGCGGTGCTGCGTGAGAAGTACGGCACCAAAAACCCTGGCCAACAGCGCATGTTCCTGGGCAACCTGATTCGCGGCGCCTCGCAGTCCAAGGATGCCGAGAAGAAAGCCCGCGTTGAAGCGGCCTTCAAAGAAGCGCTGCCAGCCTTCCGCAATTCCATCGACGCCCGTTTGGCCGTGGCAGCCAAGGCTCGCCAGGAAGAGCTGGATCTGAAAGCCGCTGCCAAGCAGAAGATCAAGGACGACAAGGCCGCTCAAAAGAAACTGGACCAGGACAAGCGCGCCGCCGATGCCCTGGCCAAGAAGAAACAAGCCGATGACGCTAAGGCCAAGCCTCAAGCCTCCGGCACCGCTACCCCGGCTGCTGCCAAACCGGCGCAAGCCAAAGGCCCAGGCTCGCCGAGCCAGCCTCAGTAACCTCTGTTGGTAAGTCCCTTCGGGGGCTCCCTGAGGATCGGTGGCGAACACTAGGCTAGCTGGCCGGTGACCGATCCTCATCCCTATAGGGCCATCCTCACCGATGGCCCTATCTCTATCCGGAGTCAGATAAACTATGAACGCCCCCGCTTCGATATTCCCGGTCAACTGGATCGGCACCCCGATGGGCCACCAGATTGCTGGCGTCAACATGGCCCTTGAGAAGAACGAGTTTGCGTTCTTGTGGGAGCCGGGTGCTGGCAAGACCTATGGCTCTGTGCACGTAGCCAAAACTCGGTTCAAGATGGACCAAATCGACTTGGTGATCGTCCTGTGCCCGAACTCTATCAGGCAGGTTTGGCCCAAGGAGTTCGAGACCTGGGCGCCCGACATCAAGCACCGAGTGATCACGCCGTCCACCAAGGACAAACTCGTACGACCGCCGAGCGACACCCTAGAGGTGTTGGTGATCGCTATCGAGTCGCTATCGCAAGGCGGCACCTACAACAAGCTCATGGCCTACGTCAAGGGCCGCAAGGCTATGGTGATCTGTGACGAGTCGTCCCGGATCAAGAACCCGTCATCGATCCGCACCAAGAACGCCACCAACATTGCGTGGAGCGCTTGGTATCGGATGATCCTGACCGGCACCCCGGTGCTGCAAGGCCCGCACGACCTGTTCGGCCAGTTCCGGTTCCTCAATCCCCAGATCATCGGCATCACCAAATGGGCCGCGTTCAAGGCCAAATATTGCGTCATCGGTGGGTTCGAGAACCGGCAGATCGTTGGCCACGTCCAGGTTGATGACTTGGTCGCCAGGATCAAACCATACGCCCAGATGGTCAGGCTCGAAGACTGCATGGACATCCCGCACAAGATCTATCAGAAGATCCCGGTACAGCTGTCGGACGAGCAACGCGCCTTGATCCGTCAACTCAAGGACGAGGGTACCCTGATCGTCGAGAGTCTTGGGGTGGAACTTTATGTCGAGATGGCCCTTGAGCGGATGACACGCATCCAACAGATTGTTGGTGGCTCGATCCCGACCCTGGACCACGAGACCGGCAAGTACAAAACGATCCCGATGCAGGGGAAGATCCCCAAACTGGAAGCGTTGCTGGACTACGTAGAGAGCGGCGAGAATGACCACAAGTATCTGGTCTGGGCGCGGTTCACTCCCGAGCGAGATCGACTGGTCAAGGCGCTATCGGACATCTACGGAGCCAGTTCTGTAGTGCGGTTCGACGGCGAGGTCAATGAGGAGGATCGCAAGATCGCGGTCATCCGAATGCAGGAGGATCCGACTTGCCGGTTCTTCGTCGGCAACCAGACAGTGGCCGGTATCGGCCTGACCCTGACCGCCGCCAAGACTGCCCTCAACTACAGCAACACGTTCTCGGCTGAGGACCGGATCCAAATGGAGAACCGGAACCATCGTAAAGGGCAAACTGATCACTGCGTCTACGTCGACTTCGAAGCGATGGTCAAAGAAGACCGGATGATCACCAGGGCACTTGCCCTTAAGAAAGACCTTGCGGAGTACGTCAAGGCATCAATGAAGCGCGGCCAAGATGCCGATATGGAAGGTTACGAGTGAGAGACTACAAACGAGCAGCAGAGGTGGGCTTCGTCCAGGAGTCCAAAGAACGGCGGGCCAAGAATCGTGCTCATTCGGCCAACGTGCTGGCCGCCCACGGTATCGAGTATGAGACCCGCAACGGTGGCGCTCACCTGATCATCGCGCTACCAGACCGGACCATCGACTTCTGGCCTGGAACAGGTATGTTCACCGACCGCAAGGCCAAGAGGGACGGTCGTGGTGTGCAGAACCTCGTCAAGAAAATAGCTACGCTGATCGATAAATCAACGACGGCTAGCGACGAGCGGTAAATCAAGCTTGACAGACGGGCCGGTCCGTGGTATACTGGCCATTCTCCATCGGGCGGCGTGTCCGCCCTCCTTAATCGCCGAGGATCCAATGACACAACCATCTCAACCCGGCCAGCTCTCCGAAGCTGACGACCTCAATCCGCAAGAACCCGCCGATCAAAGCAAAATCTGGTACGACAAGTACAAAGACCTGTCCTACAAGGATCTGGCTCTGCGTATGAACGAACTCAAGCGGATCGCAGGCGACGCAGAGACCGCAATGAAGGCTGCTGCCGCCGAGTTCGATATCATCCGCCTGCGTGTGGTCCCAGAACGTTTCGCGAAAGACGGCATGACTTCTCTACGCCTGGAAGGTATCGGTCGTCTGGGCCTGACGTCCGACGCCTACTGCACCGTGATTCCGGGGCACAAGCCCGATCTCTTGGAGTGGCTCAAGTCCGACCCTGAGAACGCCCTGCTGGTCAAGGAAGACATCAACCCAAGCACCCTCAAGTCACTGGTCAAGTCCATGGCTGAGCGCCACAACGAACTGCAGGGCGAGGTCGACCTGGAAGCGGAACTCGCAGGCGTCGAGAAGTCTGAAGAGGACTTGACAGAGTTCGAACGTGTTGTCAAGTTCGTCAACTACACCCCATTCTTGCGAGCCAGCGTTACCAAAGGCTGACTTGCAGAACACCCCCGCGCCGTAAGGCGAAACTGAGAAATAAGGAATCAGAACGATGGCTGGTAAGAACGTAGTAGCAAAAGACGAAGACCAAGATCTGGCGATGTTCGGCGGTGATCGCCCCGATTACGTGACCGATAACGGTCGCGGATCGGAGGAGGTATCCTCCAATGATATGTCGCTCCCGCGACTGTCGATCATCCAGGATCTGTCGCCTCAACGCAAAAAGGACAAGCCCGAGTACATCGACGGCGCGACCGAAGGAATGGTCTTCAACACCGCAACCAACGAACTTTTCGATAAGCCAGTGATCTTCGTGCCGTGCTATATGCGTGCCGAATACGTGGCCTGGAAGGATCGCGACCAGGGCGGTGGTTTTGGGGGCGCGTTCGCTTCCGAAGCAGAAGCCGAAGAGTGGGTTAGCAGCCAAGAAAACTCGGCAGCCTGGGAGGTCAACTACACCAACCAGCACTTCGGTATCATGGTCATGCCTGGCCACACCCCTGCCGCCCCCAAACTGCAGGATGTCGTGATCTCGATGTCCCGTTCGCAGCTCAAGGTCTCCCGCAAGTGGAACACCATGATCCAACAGGCCGGGGGTGATCGCTTCTCCCACGCCTACAAGCTGTCCGTTGTCCAGGATCGCAGTGAGAAGGGCGAGTACTACAACTGGTCCGTCGTGATGCTGGGCTTTGTGCCGAAGGAGATCTTCGACCGCGCCGAGGCAGTTTATGAGGCTGTCAAGACCGGCACCCGTGACGTGTCCCGCAAGGACGAGGGCCGCGCTGAGCGTACCGACCCGAACGACATGTGATCCGACTGCAGTAGTTTGACCGGGGCTCGGCCAACGGGCCCCATTCCACAAGCCTCCAATCGCCGGAGAGACCATGAGCCAGCAACAATACGACAACAAACTTAGTGGCGCCCTGTTCAAAAACGACAAGACCAAGCCAAACCACCCCGATTATCGCGGCAGCATCGAAGACGATCAGGGCAACCAGTTTTGGGTCTCGGCCTGGATCAAGGATAGCCGCAACAAGGGCAAGTTCTTGTCTTTGGCGCTGACCCCGAAAGACGAAAATCGCACCGCCCAACGATCAACCAGCAGCTCAGACGCCGACGATTTCTTGTCCAGCCAGTCTGATAAGATCGCGTCCCACCGCCAGCGCCATGCCGACTCGAAGGGCGACATGCAAGGCGGCCCAGCTCGACCGAACACCCCGCCCCAACGCCCTGACTTCGACTCATTCGACGACGATATCCCGTTCTGATAACCGCCGCGAATTGAGACCGGCCCTTAGGGCCTTCGGAGCACAGCTTGAATATTTTCCAATTCCCAGTCCTAGGATCTGACTCAGAGACCACCGGCCTCGTCTACCCAAAAGACTATGCCTACTCGGTCTCGTTCGCCGCTCCCACAGGCGATACGTTGTTTGTTGACCTGCGCACCGACCGCCACCTAATCCCGGCCTTGCAGAAGGACATCAACAACTTCCGTGGCCGATTCGTGTTCCACAACGCCCAGTTCGACTGCAAGATGCTCAAGCAGGCCGGGATCATCGTGCCTCTGGAGAAGGTCGATTGCACCGTGGTGCGGGCCTGCCAGATCAACGAACATGAGGGTACGGTCTTTCCTTGGACCACATCCAGGGCCGGTAGCTACCAGCTCGACGATCTCGCCTGGAAGTACCTGAGGGAGCGCAAAGACGACCCTTGGCAGGAGCTGGCCGATATGTTCGGCGGCAAGCCAACCAAGGCCGCGCAGATCCTCAATATGATCCGTGCGCCGCGTGAGCTGCTGCGCCGCTACCAGGACAAGGACGCCCTGCTGGCCCTACGCCTGTGGATGTGGCAAGAAGATGAGATCAAGCGCCAAGGTCTGCAAGATATCATCGCGTTCGAGGCCAAGGTCTTTCCGGTCCTGGCCCGTCGTGCAATGGCGGGTATCCGCGTCGACCAAGTGGCTGCTGAGAAGGCCATCGACAAGCTCACTGTGGTGATTGACCAGGAGCAGGCGAAGTTTGAGAGCGAGATCGGGATCCCTGGATTCAACGTCAACTCGGCAGGTCAGGTCAAGAAGCTGTTCGACCCCAAACAAAACGAGCACGGCGACTGGGTATCGTCCCGCACTGGTTCGGTAGTAGGCAAGACCGAAAAAGGCGGGGCATCGATCAACGCCAAGATCCTGCACGCAATGACCGATCCGGTGGCCAAGTCCATCGTTGAGCTGCGCTCCCTGATCAAGACCCGCGACACCTTTCTGTCCGGGCATATTTTGGGGCATATGCACGGCGACCGGGTCTACCCGACGATCAACCAGTCGAAGGGCGAGGAGGGCGGCACTGGCACCGGGCGGTTGAGCTACCAAGACCCGGCGATGCAGCAGATCCCGAACCGGAACAAGACCGTGGCCGAGATCGTCAAGGAGTGCTTCTTGCCAGAGCACGGTCAGGTCTGGTTGTCGACCGACATGAACTCCTTCGAGGTCCGGGTCTTCGCCCACCTCGTGTCCCTCTACAACCCGGCACTCCTCAAGATCTATGAGGCCAACCCGGCGACCGACTTCCACCAATATGTGGCCGACTTGATGGGCGTGCCGCGCAACCCGGTCCGGGCCGGTCAGGCCAACGCCAAACAACTCAACCTCGCGATGATCTTCAACTCCGGCAAGGGCGCCATCGCCGAAGAAGTCGGCATGCCCTATACCTGGGAAGAGTTCGAGGCAGTCGAGTATGGCCAGCCCAAGACTATTCGCTACAAGAAAGCCGGGGCCCAGGCCGAGGCGATGATCGCCGAGTACCACCGCAACGTCCCTGGCGTGGCGACCCTCGCCCAGCGGGCCAAGGATATCAGCCTGAGCCGTGGCTACATCAAGACTTTCACGGGCCGCCGCCTGCGCTGCCCCAAAGGATACAAGTCGTACAAGCAATCTGGTCTGTTGATCCAAGCCACATCGGCTGACTTCAATAAGACTATGTGGATCGGGACCGAAGACCCACTAGCAGAGTTGGGCGGATCCTTGATCCTGAACACGCACGACTCGTTCGACGCCAGCGTCGATGATCCCGTGCAGGCCTATAAGGCCATGCAAGAAGTTGCTAGGGCGATGCCGTCTCGGGTACCACTACTACTGGACTTGAACGGTCATGGCGTGAACTGGTGGGACGCCATTCGGAAGGACAAAAAGTGAGAATCGACCTCGAAAAAATCAGGGAGATCGATGCGATTGAGGATCGCAACGAGAAGGTATACCAGGCGGCGATATACTACGCCAGCCAAGGTCTGCCCGTCATCCCCCTCAATGCCAACGAAAAGAAAGCGAACGACCGCACCCTCTATACTGGCCGCTGCTCTGCTCGGCCATCCAAGGTCAAGCAGTGGTTCGACCCACAACATGGCCCATACCGTGGCGGCAACATCGCCATTGGCTGCGGCGATTACCACGGCAAGGGTGGAGTCTTTGCCGTAGACGTCGACACCAAGTACGACGAGAAGTACGACGGCCACCCATGGGGGCCTCAGGCTTGGGATCTAGTCACCAAGGAGCATGGCGAGATCGTTGGGCCAGTGAGCCGCACCCCTAGTGGCGGCATCCACAAACTGACCGTTTGGCAGGACAACCTCGTCCCTAGCCAGAATCGCTTGGGTTTCGCCATCGACACCAGGGGCGGCCACGCGGGTAAGATCTCTAGCCATATCGTCGTATGGCCATCGACAGTCAACGGGGCCGGGTACGTCTGGGAAGAGGGTGGCGACATCCTCGAAAGCCCGGAGTGGTTGGTTGAAGCCATGGGCGTGTCCTGGAAAGCCAAGGCCCAGGGCACCGGGCGCGGCAACGAACAGATGGGTGAGGCCGACGTTGAGCAGCAAGTCAGTTTGGAGCGGGTCCAGCAGATGCTTGATTCGCTCGACCCCAACGATCTCGACTACAGCCAGTGGGTGAAGGTCGGGCAGGCGATCCACTCGCAACACGAGCAGGCAGGCCTGGATCTGTGGGAGGCATGGTCTCAGCGCGGTGATCGCTACGAGACCGGCGAATGCCACGCACGCTGGCCGGGTTTCAGTGCCCACGGCCCAGTTCGCATGGCGACCTTGATGTACTACGTCCAGACCTATGGCGACCCGAGCAAGGTCGAACCGGAGCAGGGCGGTGACGAGGAATCGTTTCTGGCCGACTGGCTAGAAGACTACAACAAGCGATTTGCCTTGGCGTTGATGGGCGAGCAGGTCAAGGTCATCCGCCGTGAGCAAGTAGACGACTCGATCCAGGTCCGCTACAAGGCCTACGCTATCGATGCGTTCCGGACCTTTATGTCCAACGACGTGATCTTGATCAAGGATGAGAAGGGCGCGCCAAAGCCAGTCCGCAAGGTTGATGTGTGGATGGCCAGCCCGAGTCGCCGGACCTTTGATGGCGTGATGATGCACCCAGGCAAAGCCAAAGTCGTAGAGGATCGCTTCGGCTATTCGTTCCTCAACACCTGGGCAGGGTTTGCCGTCCGCCCGGTCCACGGTGATTGGAGCTTGCTCAAGCTGCACATCCTCAACAACCTGTGCTCGGGCAACCGCGATCACTACGAGTGGTTGATGGACTGGATGGCCGACATGTTTCAGGAGCCGCACAACCCCAAAGGCTGCGCCGTGATTCTGGGCGGTAAGGAGGGCGCCGGTAAGGGTACCTTAGCCAACGCCTTGGCTCACGTGTTTGGGGTCCATGCCTCGATCATCTCCAACTCCAAGCACCTGACCTCGAACTTCAACGACATGGTGATGGACTCGGTCTTTATCTTCGCGGACGAAGTGATCTATGCGGGCAACAACGAGACCGCACAGATGCTCAAAGCCCTGGTCACCGAGAAGAAAGGCACCCGAGAGGCCAAGTTCGGGGCCAAGGAAAAGGTCGATCAGTTCGTCCACATGATGATGTCCACCAACAACGACTGGAAGGTTGCGGCTGGCCCGGACTCCCGCCGTTGGTTTATCCTGCAGGTCGGATCGGGGGTCGCAAACGAGGCCGACTATTTCGGGAACCTGGGCGACCAGATGGCCAATGGCGGATACGAAGCCATGCTGGCCGAGCTATTAGAGCGCCCGATCACCTCGAACCTACGATATGCCCCGGTCACCGACGAGTTGCTCAAGCAGCGCGCCCTTATGCAGGTCCAGAGCCACTACGACAGCCTACCCGGCTGGATGGCATACATCCTGGACACCGGGCGTCTTGGTGTTGAGGATCTTGAGAGCGATGAGGCCGACATGCTGGTCGACAGCGGCAGTGAGTGGCCGACCCTGGTCGACAAGGCAGCCCTATGGGAGTCCTATGCTGACTGGGCCCGCAAGTATAAGCCACGAGCACCGATTGTCTCCACCAACGTGTTCTACCCGAAACTGAAAACCCTGGGTTTTGAGGAGGGCAAGCGCGCACGTCGCGGTACAGCCCGAGTCAGGACCTTGATCGTTCCATCGTACGATGCTCTGGCCAAGATCGCACAGCAAGAAATGGCCATCCAACTCGCCGAAGTAGCAGAAGACCAACCAGAGGAAATGTGATATGTACCGCAAAGTGACTATGATTGTTGACCTGCAATTCGGATCAACCGGCAAAGGCCTGATTGCTGGCTACTGGGCCGAGCAGAATCACCCGGATGTGGTGATCAACTGCAACATGCCCAACGCCGGACACACCTACATCGACAGCAAAGGGCAGAAGATGATCTTCAAGGTCCTACCTAACGGTCTGGTCTCCCCAACCCTGCGCTATGTGATGATCGGCCCAGGCTCGGTGTTCAGCTTGGAACGCCTGCAAGAAGAGATCGACCTCGCTCAAGAGCTGGGCTATCTGCACGACGCTGAGTTGGTGATCCACCCTCAGGCTATGGTCCTGCGGGCGAGCCACAAAGAGTACGAGCAAACCGTGCTTTCCGGTATCAGCAGCACCATGCAAGGCTCGGCAGCGGCTGCAATCGAGAAGATGATGCGATCTTCCGAAGCCAACACCGCCGCTAAGGTGGCCCGTGACGGCGCGGACGAGGATGGCGCCCCGTTGCCTGAGTGGTTTGCTTCGGCTCTCAGCAACCAACACGAGTGGGAGTCGATCCTGCGCGGCGCGACCAAGATCCTGGCCGAGGGCAGCCAAGGCCACAGTCTCGGTATCAACGCCGGTTTCTACCCCTACTGCACCAGCCGTGATTGCAGCCCCGCCCGGTTCCTGTCCGACATGGGGATCCCGCTCGGTATGCTGGGCAAGGTCATCGGCACGGCCCGTACCTACCCGATTCGGGTCGGCAACACGCCGGATGGCTACAGCGGCGACCACTACCCTGACCAGCATGAGACCACGTTCGAAGAGATCGGTCAGCCCGACGAGTATACCACAGTGACCGGGCGCAAGCGTCGGATCTTTAGCTTCTCGATGCAGCAGATCCAGGAGGCAGCATTTTGGTGCTGCCCTGACGAGATCTTCTTGAACTTCGTCAACTACTTGGACGGCGGCGACGAGGTGACTCGCTTGACAAGCGAGATCCAGCAGGCTTTGGGGGTCCCTGTAACCTACTTCGGTACCGGCCCAGCCTTCGGCGACATCCTGCAAGATGTCCGCTTCGTCGGCGCCCGTCTGACCCAGAACAAGACGGCAGGCGATGTCGTGCTGGCTCAAGGCTTGGGGCACTGATATGGCCATCGACGTCAAGTACGATCTCCGCGAGATAACGACTGACGTCACCCAGTGGTGCGATGAGGTCTACCCGACTCGCACCCGTGATCATATGATCGCAAAGTTGCAGGAGGAGTTCGGCGAGCTGGCCGAACGCCCCCTGGACGCCTGGGAGATGGCCGACATCTTCATCATCATGCTGGATCTCAGCCAAGAGCTGGGCTTTGATATCGCAAAGGTCATCGCCCACAAGATGGACATCAACAAGAACCAACGCCAGTGGCAGGTTGGGCAGGACGGGATTCTCAAGCATGTTAAAACTACAGGACATACTGCGGGCGGGAACGATCAAGCGGTGGCATATTGTCAACGTAGCGAGGGAGCAGACGCTGGCCGAACACCAATACAACGTGGCGATATTGACCCAAGAGCTATCGAGGCGATGTGGCCATGCTCCCGCTGTGGGACTCAGACTATTAGCCTTGGCTCTTGTGCACGATGCCGGGGAGTGCAAGACCGGCGACATACCGACACCGGCCAAGAAACTCTTACGGCAGGAGCTGGGGAGGAGCCTGGACGAGGTCCTGGAGAGGTTTGATGTCGAGCCGACTGGTGGCCTACCAGACGAATACAAAAAGATTCTCAAATGCGCCGACTACCTGGACTCGATGCTGTTCCTTGGCGAGAACCAAGTAGGGCGCCATGCGGCGGCAGTGATGGCCGATATCATGCGATCCGCTATCGCCTACTTTTCGTCATGCGGCACGGTCGGTGATCATGCCGTCCAGTTGTTCCGCGAGTTGACGACCGAGGAGTACGAAATATGAGCGAGGCAAGGCTCTGGAAGACCACCAAAGCAGCCGTTGGTCATATCGGCCATTGGGACCGAATCGAGTCGCATGCGGTCAGCCAGGGGCGGCCTGACGTCAACGTCTGTATCGAGAGCGATGTTTTTGATCTCGAACTCAAAATCTACGATCCACGCAAGAACGGGTTCGTCCTCAGGGCCAACCAGAACGCCTGGATGATCAACCGCACCCGCAACGGCGGCAAGGTCTTTATCTTCGCTCGGTTTGATAGCACGACCGGGCCATACTATCTGCTGATCCCAGGCACACGAAGCCGGGCACTGATCCACGAGAGGAGTTTCGAAGCATGGCGAGCACAAGCGATCTGGGTGTGGGAAGGGACTCCGGACTGGGAGATCTTCCTCAATCTCGTGCGCGGCGAGATGGAAATCGGCAAGGCAAGCCCCAACTGAGCCTAGTCTTTGACTTCCACAAGGCCCTGGCCGGGGCCTGTCTTCCGCTCCTGGACGGCGCCAACAAGTATGGCCGTGGCGACTGGCAAAAGGGCATGCCCCAAGAAGAGATCATCGACAGCTTGCTGCGCCACGTAGCCAAGCTGCGCGGTGGCGAAATCATCGATCCGGATAGTGAGCAGGGGGCGACACATTGGGACGCTATCGTCTCCAACGCCTTGATGCTGAGCGAACTGCGCGATAATCCAGGCAAGAGCCCTGATACGGTCAGCGTCGATACTTCGATTGCTGGGTGGGGCGCCAAAGGCCTGGACCTTGACGGTTACTGCTTGGCCACTGGGTTCAATGCTGCCGGAGTCCACCGGACCTGCGACCCGGTGGACCCATGCTGTAATTGCCCGTCCTGCCGCTAGATACGACGAGGCCCGGATATCCGGGCCTTTGGCTGTCTGGGCTTTGGTTAGCCGCGCAGATAGACGATATCGCTGCTACTGCCGTCTGCCATCTGGCAGGTGACCCGGTAGGAGTTTTCGGTGGCAGCGGTGCACACCACAGAGCCGTTGCACGCCGAGATCATGTAAGACACCCCGTCGCTGATCAGGTAGGCGCAAGTTTCGTCACCGACTACTACGATAGTATCGAAATTGAACATGTTGCGATCCCCGTCTATGGGAGGCCGATTGCCTCTCTATATTGTTATTAGAACATCCTTGGGATATAGCCGTCAATATACCGCTCATCGGTCTGAGAGTTTATCGAACGGGAGGCCACGGGAGCGGCGCGGGGCGGGGATCGAGCGAATGTGCGGGCCGGATGTTCCACGGGCCGTCGCACACGTTCCACGGGCAGGACGCGGCACCCTCGCGGGGCCGCGTGGCTCCGTTCGGTCACTTCGGAGCGGCGGCACTCTCCGATATTGCCTTGACGGCGTCAGTCGATGACTTGGCCGTCTCGTTAGCACCCCTGGCGAGGTCGCCCTGGATACCCTGCAGCTGCCGGATGTCATCGTTCTTTTTCTCGATGACAGACCTCAGGTACTTCCTTTCTTCGTCCATCTCCTTCTGGTGCGCGACCTGGATCTGCACCACGGTCTTTTGGAAGTCGATGGCGGCCAATCCGAAGCCGGTGCTCAAGGCCATGGCCGTTGATATACCAAGGAGAACCCACTCCCCGTGATATAACCAGAAAGACCTGATTCTTGCTATTGGGTTTGGCATCACGCTCTACCTCGATTGAAAAACTCGTTGAGCCGGTCAGTTAGTTCCCGGTTCTGTTTGACCAGTTCGGTGTTTTGCTGGGTGATCTGGTCGTTCTGTTTCGTCAACCAATCCAGGCGCTCCAACACACGCTCGTGAGAGGACTTGATATCAGCGAACTCTCGGATCAGGCCATTGCGCTCTGTAGCCAGGGCGTCCGCTCGATCCTCGTTATCATCCGCTCGTTTGGTCTCGTCCCTGAGTCGATTCTCCAGTCTTGCGACATCCTCCGTCAAGGCCTTGACCATGGCGTTATCTCCCTTGCGGTTATTGAGATAGCGCTCCACGAAGAGGAACGCCACCACTATCGCACCGATGGCAGTACCCCAAACGCCCGTTGCGGTGGACGCTATCTCTGCTACCTGATTCGATTCCATACGTACCCCTAGGCCTGTTATGTCGGCGTTGATTGCACTATTCACTGTGCTGCTCGGGGGCTATTGCGCACCCCGTCATAGATGGCCTCGCAGGCTATTCCTGGAGTCCTGTACCGCTCAGCCTCTTTAGCGAGTTCTCCCTGCGCACGGTCAGATTCTCGATACAGCTCGGCAAGCAGATCGAACTGCGCGACGGCTGCCGTGCGTTGCTCGGCAATGCGGGCATCGCAGGTGGCAACACTGCCGCTAAAGCGGCGCTTGGCTGTGGCGAGTTCGTCGCGCAGCCGGTCAGCCATATCATCAGCCCCAGCAATAGCAATAGCCGCACCAGCCACGGCGATAGCAGCCTGATTTGAAACAGTTTCGACCACGTCATCGCGGCGGACCTCTTCTTGACGGACCTCGATCTGCTTGTCGATGACAGCAGCCTGATCCTCTGTTTGCGACGTAAGTTGCTCGACGTCGCATTGCGTACGGCCATCAGCCCTCCCAGACAGATAACCAACCCCAGCACTAGCAATAGCGAGAGCCAAAGCCCCCGCGACCAGCCAGCCCATGTTCATACGATAGCTTCCATAGCACGGGCGTAGTTCGACGACCATTTCTTCCGGAGCGCTGCGCGATCAGAAGGCGTCCCGTTCGAGAACGCACCAGGGCGCCAATTGCGGATATAGTACTCCCAGGACTTGGAGACATCGCCGAACTCCGGCAGCGGGTCCTTGTCGGTCCAGTACAGCATGCGGGCAAACGCCACATCAAGGCGATCATCCGTCGTGCGCAGGGCCTCATAGACCGCATCGACGGTCGGCTCGATCCCCAACTCAACACAGAGTTGGCGAGCGACGTTCTTGGTTGAGTGGTGCTCCAACACACCACGAACCCCACCATTTTTCTCGAATTGGAAGATGCCGCGAGCAGGGCCGCACACACCGCCTGCCTTGCGGGGCAGTTGGCACTGATCCTGCCCAGGCGACTCCTGGAGATGGGTGGTGAGCAATTGCACGTGGACCTGGGCCCGATTCCGGCTCATTGCCAAGGGCAGCAACGCCAACCCCTGGGCGAAGTCTTCGTCTATGAGTTGCCTCAATGTCTTCATCACGGTCTCTCTGGTTGTGGGTCAGGCTGGCCGGGTAGGCCGTTTGGTTGCGTCGGGGAAATCCGGGTGGCCTTCTTTCCAGGCGCGAACCTTGATCCGGTAGTCCCGCCATTGGCGATCAGTTCCGGGCAGGGCGGCGGGGTCATCATCCTCGATGGCTAGTAGTTGATCTGCGATAAACGCGGCCTCGGCTGCGCGCCAAGAGTCCTCAACCAGAACTTGAGCAGCGCGAGCGATTGCTGCTGCCTCGGCGTCCTTCATCGCTTTGGTGATCAGCATAGACCAGTTGATGTTGCTCATACTGCGTCTCCTACAGTGGCCGACAACCGGGCTTGCAGCTCTTCTTCGTCAGCCGGTCCAGGGAACACGACCGGACCATCAGGTACGTTTTCGAGTGGCACTGGAAAGGCTTGAGCCTGGCTGTAGTTCCATGGGTTAGGAAATAGAAGGGTCAGCACCAACTCGCCGTCGACGCGATCAACCGGACCAGCAAACCACATAGAACTGATAGCCTCGCGAGGAAGAGTGTCGCCTTCGCCGATTGGCGATAGGTCAAAGTCTTCACCGTTGATAGTAAGGACTTCGCCGTTCTTGATCACGTCGAGGATATCATCCCGGCGTTGTGGACTAAGCAGGATTCTCATCAGAACCATCTCCCTTTGCAAGTATAGAAAAACGCGTAGTTCTGGGCAGCCGAAAATTGGGTACGGAAAGTGGCGGTGTTGACATCCGTCAAAGCTCCTACCCCCTTGCTCTGGGTGTACGAGTTAGTAGCGTTAACGGTTCTCAGTTGAAGACCGAGCACGCCGGTGCCTACGCTGACGACCGGGAACGGGAGAGTCCAGGTATGCACCAAGTCGGTGTTAACAGCGTGAGCCATCGAAGGCGACAGCTGCCACATGTCTATGGTACCGTCCGCGAACTTGACAAACTCGCCGTTGACGTTGGTTCCGCGCTCTATAACGGCACCAGTAGGAACACCTGCGGATTGTGAGACAGTCCCGACAATGTTGGATTGTTTGAAGTTCTTACTCCAGGAGGTCCACACGCCGTTGTTCAGAACCCGAGTGTAGCGGTCTCCTTGTGCAACTGGTTCGTAGTCCTGGATCGCATAGTCGGACGTAACCGTTTTGCACAGGACGTAACCGTTTTGGTTGACCGGTAAAGATCCCTGACCAGTGTTGATTGCCACGTAGTAAAGGCCGTTGGTCCTAACCGCGTTCAAATCTATCGCGGCTATGGAAGGTATACCAGCGGCTCCCCAACCGGCATCACCTACTCTCGATACTCGGCCAACAGTTGGATCGTACGGATTCGTAGTTAGAGTTGCGGTTGCTGCATCACCCAACGCTAGTGCAGTCCTGCCTGTAGCCGCGTCAGCCGCAGCCATCAGGGCAGCGCCAGTGACCCCTGTGTTGACAGTGGCTGCTGTGCCCAAGCCAAAAACTGTTCGGCCTGCCGCCGCATCAGCGAGATTCCATAGGCCACGACCAAACGCGGTCGACACCGACGTCTGCATAGTGGTGGAGCTATTGAAGAAAGGAACCCCGTTGGCCACACCCGTCAGAGAGTTGAGGGCTTGGAGGGCCTGACCACCGAGCCCCAAAGTGGTGCGCATCGCGGGAGCATCAACGTCATCCAACAGAGCACGAGCGGCGGCAGTCAATGAGGTGAGAGCTAGTGCCCCAGGACCGGTAGAGTAGGGCAGTTGGTCGGCTACCATAGCCAACCCCGCCAAAGCATCGAGATTCGCGTTGCTTTGTTGCGCCCCGATCACAATCCGTGCGGCGGCGTCGGTATCGGCAGCAAGGAGTTGGCGTGCCAGAGCCGTAAACGCCGTCATCGCAACAGCATCTTCCCCTGTGGTGTACATCAGCTGATTGGCGACCCACACCGAAGCAGCTATCGCCGTCAGTTTGGCGCTGCTAGGCTGCGAGCCTGCTGAAGATTGGTACAACTCCGAAAAGTTGCTATTGACCTTTACGAACGCAGTCCTTGCGTCATCACCATCTGTCCCACCTGGCGCCGTGCCTAGGTTGATCTCTTGTTGGGCCATGTGGCCTCCTATTATAAGCCGGTTACGTCAATCAGCATGCCATAGTATTGCGGGAACTCGTACGACGCCGGGTTAGGCGGGGACGGCGTAACGATCGGCCCAGTGCTTCTCCCGCCCAGAAGGTTGTCTGCGATGTACAACGTGTTGTTTAGGACACCGTACGAGCACCCCCAAATGTCCTCATCCCAGTAGTAGGTACCATCGCCGTCTCCATCAACAGTCAGGGCCCACCACCCAGAAGGAGATGCTGCAACTATAGCTTTAGAACTACCGAACGAAGGAATGAGGCTCCTGACATCAAACCCGCCGTTGTAGCCAGGTGGCGGCTGTATGAACGCCATGCCCGTTCGATAGTCAGCGCCGGACCATGTAGAGATAGGCTTCATGTACCTAGCGTTCGACGAGAAAGCCAACTTACCAGAGGCCGAATAGACCTCCAAGCCATAGGTTGAGGGTGGTGGCTCCTTGTTGATAGAGAAGACGTAGAATGTGGCACTGGGGGTAGACGACGAGTAGTCATGCGAATAGAACTCGTAGACTGTTTTCGTTGCGCCGATAGTGCAAGTGTTCAATCCAACAAAGAAGCGACCGGCACCGTATACGTTCCCTAAGAAAGCCACCACCGAGTCGTTGTCTACTTCTATAGTATAGAAGAACCCGAATTTTGGCCATGTAGTGATCAGTGTGCCGGTCAGCACTACCTTTCTTTCGAACAAATAGTTGCTATAGCCCTCAGTGACCTGCAAGATCCCGTCATCATTGAAGACCTGCAATCCTGCTGGCATCAAAAGTACCCGTACTTGATGTTGTATGATACTCGCGGGGTGGGCGCAGTTGGTGATGTACTAAAAACCCAACGGATGGTACGAGTCGGAACATCCAACCACACCCCAGGCCCGCGCCTGGTATATATCTGGCTGTTGTCCATCACCACAATGAACGGAGTGCCACTAGATAGCGGGATGACAAACGAGCCGCTGGTAGTCCCGGTCTGGATGGTGCCCTCGATCCGAGTTAGTCGAGTGGTGATATCCAACTGCAAGACGCCTGCGGCGTCCCAGATCTGTAGACCTTGGGGCATGTCAGCTCCAAATCCCAAGTCTGACTCGCATACGAACAGTGTCGTACACGGTCAGTGTCTGGTTGGTCAGGTTCATGCGACCCACCCCAGGGTTGACACCGTTGATCTCGAACTCGTTATTGACAAAGTTGATCCTGATCCCCTGCGACCCTGCAATATAGTTCGACGACCTAAGTTCCCCGGTGATGATTAGATTGACGATATCGGCCTGTTTGATAACGGCGCTATTGAGGAACGCCTGACCGCCCTCCAAGGCGAACACAGCCTTCGACACACCGTTGATAGTGTTGAGCACCGCAAATCTATCGGCAAGCATCAAGATTTGGGATTGCATGCCGGATGGCGTGTTCTCGATACCGATACCCATACCAGCACCGTAGTACTGGCCGTTTGAGTTGATCCCCAGCTTGATGCTGTACATCGTGCTGAGTTTGCCGTCAGTAGTGGCCTGGGTTGTGGCGATAGTCTGGATTGAGGACTCGTTGGTGCCTACTCGACTAGTCAATTGAGTGACGCTCGACGAGAGCGCAGAATCCGCAGACGCTCTGGTTGTGGCCTCAGTGATGATCGAGGCTTCGTTGGTATCGATCCGAGAGCTGGCGTTGGTGATCTGTGTAGTCAGCGCCTCGTCTGCGGTCGCTCGGGCCGAGGTCTCAAGCTGCAAGGCCGCATCGACCTCACCGAGTGACGCACTGACGGTAGTGATCTGAGCCGCCAGAGTCTCGTCAGCTGTTGCACGAGCATAGGCCTCTTGCTCGATTTTAGCGTCGATACCTGGCCCGATCTCGGCCTCAATGTTATCGATCCGGCGCCCCAAAGCCATGTCAGCCGAACTAAAGGCGCTATATACCGTCCAGGCCGTGGCCTTGACCCCGGAATCACCGGCCTGCCAGGTGGTTGACCCGGCCATCCTCGGGAAGACCTGAGTTTCTACGCCGATGATCCTGGTTGCCATAGCCACCAGTTCGCCGTTGATCTCTTCAACGGATGTCTCTACCGAGTCGATGCGGATAGCCAGAGCCGTGACCATCTCACCCAGAGAGGCATAGTCACCGATGTACTCCCAATATGTCTGATTGGTTACCGGCGTACCAGCCGGGACATCCTGTTTAGCTCTGTACAGCTTGCCTTCGAGCTTGACCAACTGCCCGGTCAGATAGGCCTGAGCCACGTCCCAGTCAGGGGCGCCCGTGATATCGGCCAGTTGGCTTTGGAGCGAGTCGATTTGATCCTGTAGCGCGTTATCACCTGTGGTGATCCGGTCGTTGACCGACCCTGGGCCCGATCCCGAAATCTTTTCGATCTCGCTTAGTAGTTGCTCACCCAGTTCAGTCTCGGTGATCTTGCCCGTGATGTAGTCGAGGATTGCGGTGGCGTCGGCACTTGACTGGCCGAATACCCATGGCGACCAATCGCCGATATTGCCGGTCTTGTCAATCAGCCGTACCCGAAAATACCTAACAACCCCAGCAGCCATGCCGCTATGCAGATAGTGTGAAGTTGGGTAGGAGAACTGACCAAGGTCGACTGGGTTCTGTCCGGTGGACTCCGAGGCCATTTGGATCTGCGAGAAAGCAGAGTCCTCAGCGCCAGCCGGGAACCCCCAATCGAGGCGGATGCCGAAGACCTCCGCCGTCGTGCGAACGTTTACCGGTACAGGCGGTGGGTCCGTTTTGCCATTGAGTTGCACTGGGCCGATCTCAGCCCACGGTGACAGCACGTTCAGGCTGTTCATGGCCCTGACGCGCGCCCGGTACTCACCGGCATAGACGCCTACCACATCTAGTTCGGTTGTCGAAATGCGACCGCCATAGACCCAATCAGAATCGTCACGGCTCCACTCAACATCGTACTTGATGGCGCCCTTGACCGCATCCCACTTGATGGTCAAGGTCGTGACTGCTTGGTATTGATCGATCTTCCAGTCAGTCGAGATAGTCAGGTTTTCGGGGGCGGGAACAACCGATGTAGGGATGGCTGTGATGGGACGGGTGGAAATGATAGTGCCGAAGTCCACCGAGTCATGCTTGCCCTCAGCGTACGTAAGAGCGGTGATGGTGTACTCTAGGGGCGACGCTCCCTCAGTGATCGAGATGATCCGGTATAACTCGCTCTTGAGGTCTTTTGCCTCATAGGCCCATACCGCCCCCCTGACCGGAGCAGAGCTAAAGGGAGTCTCGGGTGTGATAGTGTTGTTGATCAGATCGACAGAAGCTACCGTCCTCGCCTCAGACTGACCGTTAGGCATATTGAGGACGACCAGATCACCAACTTCGACCACGATACTTGGCAGAATATCAACCACCAAAAGCGATGCGGTGCTGCTGTCTCGCAGGCGACCCCCAACACGGCGCCCTTGTCGAAACTGGTCGGCAACTCTGATCACCTGCCCAGGCAGAGCCCTGATACCCTCGATCCCCACACTGAAAGTGATAGTGTCGGTCTCGTATTGATTCGTCAGCAGTGCCCATCGAGCCGCCCGCTGGGCCTGTCCCTGAGATGAGCACCCTAGGTTGGTCAGGGTGATGCTGCGTACGCCATAGCGGGCTACCAGAGCGTCGTCCTGCACGTACTCGGTCTTCGAGCGATAGAAGTCAGTTGGGTCATTCCAAGACGATAGGACTACGCTGTAGATAGTACTCTTCTTCGATCCCTTGCGTCCGAACTTGCCGTTCAGGACGTTGGCGTTGGTGTAGAGGTAGACAGGATCACTGGGCATGTCGGCACTAACGATGGCCTGGCCCAGACCCCAATATGTGATCCCTCGGAAGATTGCTGTCAGGTCCTGCAGTACTTTCAGGGCATCAGCCTGCTTCTGTAGGTACAGGTTGCAGGTGAACCGGGGTTCTTGTCCACCCTTGCCATCGTCGACCATCTGGTCGCAATACTGAGCGATCTGGTATAAGCCCCACTTGTCGATCTGGTTGCCGGTGATCCGATCACCAAGACCAAAACGCGGGTTGAGCAGGAGGTCGTAGTAGACCCAAGGCGGGCAGTTCGTGTAGGCCAGCTTAAAAGTGCCGTCCCATGGGCCGCTATAGGTGCGGGTCGTCGGATCGTAGTTGACCGGGACACGGACCACTCGGCCTTTGATATGGAACGAGCGCTTAGGGATCTTGCCCCCAAAAGCCTCGGCGTCAAACTGAGTGGCCACCAAAGCACTATTCGGATAGCGGAACTTGTAGTCTACGATCTCTGTGATCGAGCGGATGTTGACCGCGTCGGAGATAGCGCTACTGGTTGAGTTGGGTGTGATGCGCCGAACCCGGATACGCCAACCACCTGCCGGAGTTGGCCCAGGCAGGTCGACCCGAACAGATCTTGTATAGCCGCCAGTGGTCTTACCGGAGAACGCACTACTTAGGACCTGAGTGAACGGTCCGAGACCCTCAGCAACATCAATAGCGTACTGGACCCGAGTACCGTTGGTGTCGCCGTTGCTGGGGTTCTGCTTAGCGAATCTACCTAACGCGAAATTGATCCGAATCGCCGATACGGTGGTGTCGGTGACGGCCCTGATCCAGGGGGTGGCCGCTTGAAGCTCCACGCCGATGTTGATCTCTGACTCTACCGAGGGGAACCCCTGCATGTAGGTCTGGTCTTGGGTACCAACCCTGGCATCCCATCTCAGTGACGGATAGGATGACCCTGGGGCCTCGTCCAGAAAAATGGAGTTGATGCCATTGACCAACCCTACGATCTCGCCCTCGCTGAGCAGGTCTACGATTCTGGCGTTCTCGATGCTGACCAGACTGTCCGGCGCCTCTACCGGGGACCGTGGATTGCCGCCTCCGCCCTTGTACCCCTGCAATGTCTTGCCGTAGGTCATGACATCGAGAGGCCTCATGCGCGATCCTCCGCCCACACGCCACCGGAGACAACACAGGACCCGCAAATCACCTCACCATAGGCGATCGGGACAGGGTTCCCCTGGGCCTCTGTGTTAACGGCGCCATTGAAACTATAACTAGCGCGGTTTTCGACAGAGTCCATGTCACTGGCGCCAGTAGTCTGGGGGGATAGCATCAGGATAGCCCCTGTGATAACCATTGCACCGCCCATCATCATCATGGCAGGGCCCCAAGTGGTACCGCCAGTGAAGAACCCAGCAACAATCAGGACGATACCTACGACGATAGAGAAGATACCGGCGTTCTTCGCGCCCGCGAGCTTAGGGACGATCCTGATCACATCCTGTCCGCTAGGGTTGTGCAGGTCACCCTCGGTCAGGTTCTGCCGACCCGAGAAGACCACGTATTGGCCGTCTCTGATTTTCGGCATCATCTCCGGGTACAGGATCGTCAGTGCGCGCACTGCTTCGGCTACGCTCTGCACCGCTAGGCTATGAACCCGACCGAACATCCGGCCCAGGCTACCGCCCAGGATGATCGTTTTCTTAGCGACTTGAGCCATAACGCCATACACTCACGGTTTTTTCGAGGTAGTAGCCACCGTACACGTCGCGCCGAGAAAGCTGACCGTACATGTGGTGTAGTATAACACACGGGGCGGGGTTCGCACAAGTTTCCGAAAGGAGCTTGCCGTCTTCCAGGAAGATCGCCGCGTGGTTCGGGACGGGGGATCTTATCTGCATCAGGATCACGTCACCCGACCGATAGCCATCAACCTGAGGGTCTATGGTGTAGAACCCGGCCTTGGGTAGCAGCTCGCGATAGTAGTCTTTGCCGTTATTCCACCAATCGTCCTCTCGGTCAAATTGTCCGAGGTCAATCCCTAGCTCACGCTGATAGTAGTCGAGGATGATCGAAAGGCAGTCATGGACCCCGTGGTAGAATGGCCTGTTCAACAGCGGCGCCTGCCACTTGTCCGGCTCGATCCAGCGATGGCCGACGTACTTGCCTGCGCACATTTCCAGGATAGCCCACGGGACATCTGACTCAGAGCAACCTTGCAGGTCAGCCTCGCTCGGGGCCGACGTGTGGTCACAGTGGCTGTGGATCACGGCTTCGATAGGGCCCTTATCCAGGGCCGCCTGATAGTCGTCGTTGTGGACCACGAAGTGGAAAGTCGGGTTATCCGAGATGTTACGGCATGGGATATACTCGCCGTTGACAATCACCCCGCACATCTCATTGGGGTACTCCTTGATGGCGTGCATGACAGCACCAACCGGAACAGTCCTCATATCTAAAGTCATCTGGTCAACCCCGCTGCTGGGAACCCGCCGAACGGCAGTTCGTTGTTGGCACCAAATCGCAGGATGCAGCTCTGTAGCCTCTTGCCGCACTTGTCCTTCGATGCGTCTGTTGTGATGATGTCGTACTCATCAGCAACCGGGGGCCCTATATACCCGCACTCGGACCCGCGATACCGCCATGGGCAGTAGTTCTGGATGATCTGACGACGTGGGATCTGGACGTTCTGGAAGTCCAGCGCACTGGCTAGTTCGAACTCCACGTACTCTGGGTTCTCGGCTGTCTTCTGCTCGATGTACCAAATCTCCGGGGCGAACTCTTCTGACGGGTCGGCAGTGGGTTGGCCGTCAAGATACTTGGCCAGGGTCCTCTTGCGGGTGACCTTGGCCCCGATCAGGTCAGAGAACGCGATGCATAGGGCGCTGATATAACCACCGAAGTTCTCCATGCGTAGCTTCGGTGTCGGTGATGAGTTGCCCGATAGTTCAAACCCACTGGCCTCCATACGCCAAGGCTCGTACTCGATCCCCTGGAAGATGAGCAATCCGCCACCGTACGGATGGAACCGGTAGACTTCAGCGCCGATATCGGAAGCATCGACTTCGAACATCACGACTACTGATCCTACCTCAAGCTGTTGGACTTCTGCCGATAGGGTCATGGGGTGTAGGTCCTGTTGAAGGTGAACTGCAGCGACATCACGTTAGTAGCTTCTTTGACCTTGGCTACCCCCAAGCAGTACCACCAAGCATCGGTGCCGTCAGGTGCCGTCCATTGGAACGCCTTGTAGCCTTGGTGTCTATCAATGAACCCCAAGATCCCGTCGATATCCTGCCCTATCATGCCACACGCCTGGGGCGGGAGACCGAACATCCCCCTAGCCGTGAGGTTCCATCTGTCTGACCTAGAATTGATCCCGTTACCCGCTCGCTGGACGTACCCGTCGCCCATCGGGGCGGATAAGATCGAGTAGTCCGTTTGGCCGGCCTGATCTGCTTTGACCTTGTAGCTAAAGCGCTCAGCCATTCTGATTCCCCATTTTCCACAAGAGGCCGTTGGGCCTGGATTGGCGTTCCAACTCGTCGACGACAACGACCCGGATACCCTGAGCCAGCATGTTGGAGTCCGACGACGAGGACCCAGCGTCGGTGCTCACATTGCCTGAGCCATCGATCTGGATAGTGATGTTGTTATAGATGGCCGCACCTGCACCCGAGGCGTTTTTGTTGCTGACCACCTCGCCGCGACTGTTTGGTAGCATAAACTGCTGGCCGTTGGCTGCGTTGAAAACCTCGGGCGCTCCGCCCTCGTTGACCCGGTACATCGACCCGGCCTGAACCGGCCCGCCATATTGTCTGCCGGAGAACGCAACGGACGAGATTTGGCTGAGGACGCTAGCACCAGCCGCCGCAACTGCCGCCATGTTGGCGAACTTCTGGGCGGGGGTCAGGGCTGTAGGGTCAGCCATAGCCTGGGCCACGGCGCTGCTCAGTCTCAGACCGGCGTCGGCGATTGCGAAGGCCTTGGCGACCGCAAACATGGCCTTATAGGCGCCACTAGATTCGCCTGCGAAACTCTTAGCCATCGAGGCCATCGAGTCAAAGAATGACGCCCCGGCTGTCAGCATCATCGAGTTCTTTGCATCGTCAATCTGCTTGATGCGGTCGGCATGCTCCTGGGCCATTTGCTCTTCGAGGGCTTGATATCCACCAACCACCTCGATTCGCATCTCCTCGGCGATCCTTAATCGCTCCAACTGAGCCGCGTATCGCTCCTCTTCGGCTTTAGCCTCAGCTTCGTAGCGGGCGTACTGGTTATCGAACCCACCACCAGACAAGGGATTGACATCGCCCCGGATATAGTCCTTAGCCTCGGTACCGGTATCGCCGAATTTCTGACGCTTCTTCTCCTCTGCCGCTGCAGCATCCTCTGCTGCCTTTGTCTGGGCCTTGTAGGCATCGGTCAGCGCCAAAGACGTGGCCGCAGATCTGATCTGGGCGTCAGTTGCGCCGTCGAGTTGGAGCTTATATAGCTCTTGTTCAGTAGAGGTCATCCCCAACATATCAGCCTCAAGCTGTAGGTCGGATATCTTGTCTTGTAGAGCCTTGGCTGCTTTTTCGGCTGCCTTCTCTTCCTTACTTGGCTTGCCGTCGTCGATTTTGGGGGTGGTCAGCTTAGGGGTGCCGTCACTGCGCGATCCGCCTTTGGCTCTTCGCTCTGTTTCCTTCTCCAACTCGGCCAGCCGGTCGGTGTAGGTCTTGACCTCATCGCTTGCTTTCTCAGCGGCGGCCTGTTGCTCGACTAGGCGTTGGCGCCACTCATCCGCCTTGGCCGAGTTGGGGAATTCCTTGAGCTGCTTATTGAGCCACTCCACTGACGCGCCCGAGGACATCGCGGCACCGCCTGCACCCTTGAGTTCTTCGATCTTCTCCTTGATCTTGATTGTGTTTAGGCGAATGGCAGCGTCACCCAGGCCGTTGACCGATTCGGTTAGGAGATCGACTGGCGGTTTGGCCTCGGTCGCGCTCGTAGAGAACGAGTAGAGGGCGCTGGCCGCCAGGAGAACCAGACCCGCTGGTCCGCCCAAGAAGCCCATCACGGTTTTCAAGCCAGTCATTGCGACGGTCCCTACCGTCGTGATTGCGTTGGCCCTGGCCTGGGCTGCTGCGTAGGCGGCAACTGCCACGGTCGCGCCCTCGCGTGCGGCGGTCAACTGAGTGGCTGCCAACCCGTGGGCGTTGGTCCCCCGTGCCGCTTCGAACTCAGCCTTAGCGACTGCTACGGCGGCGACTGCTGCATCCTTCTCGACTGCGGCACGACGCATGGTAGCTGCGGCTGCCTCGGTGTCGGCCTTGTTCTGGGCGATGGTGGCCAGCAACGCCTGGCCCTGGGCTACGGTATAGGCACTGATCGAGGTCAGGAGTCGACCCCCGTAGACCGAGGCCAGCACCATGGCCGCCTGGCCTGCCAGTGTCAGCATGCTGCTCACGCCCTCGCCGTCTTGGCCGAATTTGAGTAGTGCGTCTGCCGCCTCGATGATGCCATCGGTCAGCTTCTGTAGGACCCCGGTCTGGTTTTCCATCGTCACGAACAGCTGAGTGAACGCGGTTTTGGTGCGGACCCCCGCGTCACGAAGGTTATTGGTCATCGCAGCAGCTGCGGTAGTGTTGCTCTCAAGCGACTTTCGCAGACCCTCGGTCAGCTGGGCGGCGGTGAGTTTACCGGCAGCACCCAAGGCCCTAATCTCTGTGGCTGACTTCCCGGACGCCTTGGCCATATCGTCGACCACTGTCGGGATGGCGGCCATGATAGACCCCCAGTTGTCGGCCTCGACCTTGCCCTTGTTCATCGACATGGTGAACGCCTGGATGGCGTTGTTGGCTCGCTCTACGTTAGTGGCGTTCTTAACAAACGAGAACGACAGCGAGTCCTGCACGTCGAGAGCTTGGTTTAGGGAGTACCCCATACCGCGAAGACTCTCGGCGGTGAGCACATACAGCTCTTGGGCTTCGGTCAAGGATCGGTAGGTCGAGTTTGCTGTTGCGAGCAGTCGATCCTGGACTTGTTGGTACTCGGAGGTGCTACGGGTGGCGAGCTTGATGCGGTCTTCCATCTCCTGATAACCCTGCACCATAGCGGCGATTTCGCGTAGTACAGATGCTGCCACAACAGCCTTGATCGCTGAGGCTAGAGAGGTCAGGCCGCCTCCTAGTTTCTCGGCCTCCTTGTCGGTCTTTTGGAATCCGGTCTGCAGTCGATTCAGGCTCTGGTTCGCTTGGCGCTCCCCAGTGATTAGAGCGTCGGTTCTCGCTTCGACGCTGTAGTAGATCTCGCCGACGTTCTCTGCCATGTCCTAGTCCTTAATGCCCAGTCGCTTTTTGCGCTTGGCTTCGATTTTGTCGGCCCATTCCATCGCCGCATCAAACTCGGCAGAAGATGGGGGTTTACCCTTGCCGCTCTTGTCATCGGACTTGGGCGCCGGGAACTTGGCCCTGAGTGCGTCAACTAGGGCAGTCATGGTCAAGCACCACGCATCTTTCTCGGACATACCGAGGTGAGCGATGGCGTTGGCCACGTGCTTCCTTGCGTCAAACTGGGCCACATAGTCTTCTTCCGACTCGTCCTCGCCCTCCTCCTTGGGCAGCGCTTCCACTGACCCTGTCACCCCGTGCCTGATCAGGCACCTGGCTAAAAGCAAGATTTCGTTTTTCGGAATGAGGCCCTTCTTGTATCTGAACCCCCCGAAATCGGTGTTATGATCATAGCTCCCGATCAGGTGAGTGATGTCCTCGCTTGAGCATGCCATCAACACGCTGTAGGCGCAGTCAAACTGAAACTCTTCTGCTCGTCCTCGCATCCCCTCGGCCATGACTGTAGCATAGACTTCTACGATGTACGCCGGGGGTCCGATCTGCGTCATAGCGTACAAAGATGGTCGCAGGACGTGCACGTTGTCACCAACGTGCAGCCCTACTTCGCCGATTTCCGTCAGGATCAAGGCGCGGTAACGGTAACGACTACCGTCGAGGTGATGGCTGGTCGAGCCGCACTGGTGATGCGGACCTGGGTCGAACCTGGGTTCACGCCAGTCACCAAGCCGGCGTTATCGACGGTGGCAACAGCCGGATCAAGGCTCTCGTAAACCAGGCCAGCGGCAGCACCGGCAGGAGTTACAGATGCGGTGATCTGCACCGTAGCGCCATCAGCGACCGAGACCGCCGAGGAGTTGACGGTGATGCCTGCTACCAACGGCACTACAGTGACCGCGACGGTATCGGTGATCAAAGGATCAACCGAGGATGCTGCGGTCAGAGTCACGGCACCGCCTTGGATGGCAGTAACCAAGCCAGAGACCTGATCAACGCTAGCCAAAGTAGGATTGCTGGAAGTCCAGCGCAGACCCTGAGGCGCGCCGACCGGCAACACCACACCCTGCACATCGAAAGTCTCGCCGACAGTGATACTCAGGGTATCAGGCACCAACTGGATCGAGGTTGGGTCCGGTGCGTCCACATCCGGGGTATCCTCGACAATCAGGCCGAAGTCAGATGCAGTGGCCGACGCCTCGAAGGCATAGGTCACGATATCATCGTAGGCGCCAGTGCGGGACAAGGTGCTGACCAGGCAGTAGGCGGTAAAGGTAAGGTCCGGGTAGATCAGCTGCAGCCACAGAGCGGGCTGGCCGCCAGTAGCGGTAGGCTTGATCACGTGCATGGTGAACTCGCGGTGGTTCTCAGCACCAGCACCCGCCGTCTTGACGGTACCATCACCGGAGATCGACATGTTCTGGAAGGTCGCGATGTTCTCACGCAGGGAGCCGATCGAATCGCCGTCAGTGGCGTCGGCAGTATCCCAGGTGATCTCCAAGCCACGGGAGCGCAACGCCATCATGCGCTTCCAGTCGGTTTCGAGTGGCAGCACGTCAGGGCAGCCGATGGCATAGCGGACGATAACGTCCTTGCCGGTAAACTTAAGCTTCTTGCACGCCATTGGAGGCCTCCTACAAGATTAGTGGGTCAGTTGCAACTCGACCGTCATCCAAGCCCGGTCTTCTACGGTGTAGGAGGGGCCAACCGGCTCCCCCAGCGCTTTTACCGAGGCGGCACCGCAAGGAACGGTATCACCGAGGCATGCTTGCATCAGCGACTCGACCGCCACCCGCACCCGGGCGACGGCTTCGCGGTCGTTGCGTGGCCCAAGGATGATCAGGCGATAGCGCGGATATCGGTCATCGACATCCGGAGCCATACCGCCCTTGCCTTGGATCACGCACATGCTATTATCCTCAAACGACTTGCCGTCGATGAACCCGCCATCGACCATCCGGAACCCTTGGCCGATATGGGCCTGGACCCAGTCCTTAAAGGCCTCAAACACGATAGATCCTCCTCAGAATAGCGGGGATCGATGGCTTGACTTGCTCGAAACCCTCCTCAAGGAACTTCGGCTCACCTGCTGGATCCCAATACTGGCCGTTGCCCGACTGGCGATCTTGGCCTTTGAGGGTTCCGGGGGCATCATGCACGGCGGCGGCATACTCAGCGGTATAGGCCACCACGCCGTTCACGCCAGTAGTGGTCGTGCCCAGGCGAGGCTCGGTTTGGCTATTGACCAGATTGCTGGTCTCAATCGGGGTCATGGTCTGCGCAATCGCCGCCCCCTGAGACAGGATCGTGTAGACCGCTTCTTTGGTCTTGGCCCCACGGACGTTATCGAACTTCGCCTTGATGCGGGTCCTAACTCTATCGATTCCGGTCACTGGCATATCAGGTCACCAAGCCAAAGTCTGGCTTCTCGTTTTTGCCGAACATCGACATAGGGAACTTCTCGTGGGTGCGCACTCGCTCCCAGTCATCCTCGGACACCAAATCGCTGATCGGACGGATCTGATCGCCCAGTTTAGGGCGAACATCCTCGGTCGAATAGACTCTGGTGGAGAGATATTGCTCGCCGGAGTCGCCGTCGATCTTGTCCTCTGATTTGTCCTGCCAGGCGCATTTGATGGTGAACGGCTCACCGTAGGTGCTCTTCTGGGTCATCGGATCAAAATCCACCAGGGGCTTGACTTCGGCGGTTTCGGTGTAGCTCCACCGGGCGATGCTGCTCATTGGCAGCCCCCCATCGAGCAGCCCTTACCGATCCACAGCCCTGCAAAGCCAGTCTGACTCGGGTCGGGCGGGATGATCGGTGTCACGCAGCCTTTGGTGTCCAGCATCGCTAGCATGCCCCCCATCCCACGCCACAACTCCGACGTGTTTTTGTAGGAGAACGACCGCGAGGCACCGTTGACCGCACGCTGAGAGGTCACAAGGCGCCCGCCCTGGGCCACTGCGAACAGGGCCAGCAGGTAGGACTGGATCAGGATCACGACTGCCGGTGGGTAGTTCAGATTGAGGCACTCGTCAGCGCTGGTCGCGAGTGCCAGGATGGCGTCCACAAGAAAATCAGGGACCTCGATACCGTAGGTGTCCAGGAACTCGATGGCTTGTTCTTTCGTCATGGCCGCCTCTCAGAATAGGTGGGCATCCGTGCCCGTGGGGTGTTACTCAGCCGACATCTTGATGCCTTCGGCCACTTCTACTGGCAGCAAAGCAGCCAGCTCAGCAGCGGGAGCATCTTCTTGGTACTCGGTACCGGCGTCATCCAGTTCGGAAATCAGGTCCAGACGCACCAACTCCCAGTCGAACGGATCGGGTTCGGTGATGACGCCGTTACCCTGGTCGTCTGCTTGGGTCAGCGGATCAACCATCTCAGGCTGCGGGGCTTGGACGCCAGGGACAGGCTCGACATGGAACGCACTGGCTAGGCGAACGTTTGGCGCGAACGCCTTGGTGAGGGTTTTGATTTCGACCCGCTGACCGGCTTTGACGCCGAACCAGGGGCGGATTACGATGTACTCTGCCATTTTCAGTCTCCAGTGGCGGCACCCGAGAGTGCCGCCGTCAAGGGGTTAGTCCAGGTTAGCGCCGTAGAACACGCCGCCCAGGCCCTGTTCGTCGCGGGTCACTTGGATACCCATGGCGCCCATGATCTGGAAGTTGAAGTTATGCTGCGGCATCGGACGCGGCAGAGGCACAGTGCCGGTTGCCATACCCACCAGCGGCGACACGTAGTCGCGACGGCGAACGTAGCCCAGGTACTCGTTGCCTTCCAACGCGTAGGTCGGACGGATCTCACCGATGTTGGCGAACGGCAACATCGCCTGCAGCACGGTGCCGGTGATGGCGCCGCTGGTGCCGCCCAGGCTGATCAGGTATGGGACCATCATGTTGGCCCAGATCTCTTGGGAGACCCACAGCACGTCCAGTTTGGTGATGCGCTGAGTGCGCAACGCCTGACCGAAAGCACCCTTCGCCCCGAAGAACGCGATGAGCTGCTCGGGGGTGGCAGTGGTGAGGTTGATGTTCAGGCCGCCAGCGCCCGCGCCGAGGTTCATCTTGAGGGTGTTGCGATGGTTGCGCAGACCCTGGCCTGGGTAGTTCTCGACCTGGATCACAGGCGAGCCGTCCAGCATGTACGAGATCAGCTTCTTGTAGTACTTGCGAAGCTTCGCACGTTGGCTATCGAGCACCAAATCGATGCCGACAGTGTTCAGGCCCAGCGCTTTCCGCCAGTTGACGCCATAGCCGGCAGTGAAGACCGGGATCGGGTCACCGTCGTTGGCGTAGTCGGTCGAGTCGAAGGTGTATGGCGCTTGGCCGTCCATCGAGATCTGGACATCGTCAGCGATATCGCCGACCATGCTGTACAGGCGGGCCGTCTTGCCGATTGGCAGCACGGTCTGGATGCCCATCAGATCGTTGAGGATTTCCATCCCGATCTCTTGGTCGCGCAGCTCCAAGATTTGATTGTC